AACAGGAGGCTTCTTAATGACAAGTAAAGATTCTGCGCTAAATTGGTCTATGTTTCCAACAGGGTTAGGATAGTTTCTCGTTATGTTGAATACCCTTGGAGGGTTATAGTTGTCGGTAAAAAATATTAACTGATCAATAAGATCTACGCCTGTAATTAAAAACTCAGGGTTAAAGTTTAGTGTGGTATTAGTCCCACCACCATCGTTAATACTTATTACGTGATATGTTAAACTGTTTTGTATCGTGTTGTACGATACGATCATATCAAGCTTGCCTGTAGCTCCTACAGGAAAATTTGGGTCATGAACAAACCAAAATATTCTTTCGTTTGCACTATCGTCAATCGCTCCAATGCACCTTGCGTTTGCACTAAGCGGTGTATTATTTATATACCTAAGCTGAGTAAGAGATACATTTCCTTTTGTATTCTCAATGACACCAATCTCAGATTGCTCTGTTGAGCCCATGCGAACATTAAGAGCATCTATGTACTCGCCATCAGGAATAAGTCGTTCATCAACGACTTTATTCATTTTACCTGCTGTAAAGTTTCTTGTTATATTCGCCATATTATTTTAACCACTTGTCCATCCCACGTAGGTTCATAAGAAGTCTACCCGGATGAATGTTACTCATTCTTATTTTAGCATTACGAAGCAGTGCTGCTTTTTCTTTACGAGCACGAGCCACAATGTACTCTTGTACACCAAGCTTTGAATTAAGTATCTCGTATTGAACGTATGCGTAAATATATTTTTCAAATAGTTTGTTAACACTAACCAATGCGTCATTGCCATTCTCCATACCATCAGAGATGTATTCAAGAATAACAGACTGACCATACATGTCAGCGTTAAAGTTTATCACACCTGATCTTGTGTCAATCGCAAATGTTGGATTGAAGTTTGCAGTCTCTGTGTTGAGACCATAACGCTCACCAAGACCATATTCAAAATACCAAACACCATCAATATCCCATCCCTCTTGTCCATAGTATTGGCTTTGTGGATTAAGGTAAATGCTTTTCTTAATACCCTCTAAACGCTGCAAATCAATTTGAGAAAATTGAGGAGATAGTGCGTTGCCATCTTGGTCAAATAAAATTTTTCCGGTTTGATCTTGCAAGTATGCAAGTGATGATAGTATCTGAATATTTTCTGTAAGTGGTCTAAGGTAACCGTCTTTATACAAGTTTACTCTTACCCAATTAACGTAGTCTGAAGGTAGAATATACCTAAGTGTATCATCAACTGTAAGCTCTAATACTTTTATCTGCTTGAACGCATCATAGTTAAGTTCTTGCACAGCACGCTTAGCGTGAAATAATATCTTGAATCTTTCTTCATTATTTACGAGCGAGTGGTTTCCTGCATACATCAACATAAAGTTGTTGACAATGTCAAATAGACTCACATATTGATATGAGCCCCAATTGGCATCTGTGGGTTGATTGCCACCGTTTTCGTAGTATTGATATTGACTAATATACGACATGATTATACTGATTGTTTTTGTTCTTCAGTTGCCCCAAATTGAACAGCGGCTATCTCACGAATAGACATTCCTGCGTATTGAAGAATCTTTGTCACAAGTTTAAACTCATCTTCATAAGGAACTTCAAAATCTTGATAGTCAGGCTGAGACTGATCAAATACCGGCTCACCATTTGTTAACGAAATATAGGTCCACTTAGGATCTTTTGGATACCTAAAATAATTTGCTTCAACTTCATTCGGTAGATTGATAGTTGATGGATAAACTGTCATAATACCATTCTCTTGCGTATACGCAGGGTACTGTTCTGTTGGAGCAGTAAGGTTTGACGTATTAAGCATTGTGATTTTGGTATGCGTTATCTTCTCTGCTTCTCCTTTAAATACTCGTGGGCTTACTGATGCGTCATAACAAAGCACCTTATTGATCATGAAATAATCAAACCCTGTAGTAGTAGGAGAAGGAAGATAAAATCTGTTTGTGGCAGGAGCAACTTGCGATAGTGTTGATGTTACTGAAAATAATTCCATTGCTTCTTCAATCGCTTTGCGTATGTCGGCATATCCTGTTCCTGATGTACGAAGGTTCTCCATATTTAAGATCTTATTGTACTCAGAAAAATACTCTTCAAAGGTCTCAAGCTGAGCCTGTTTGGCGTACAGATTGAAATCGGATGGGGATATGTATCCGTAGTTATTCTTGTTCAGAATAGATAAGACTGTATTTCTTACGGAATTTATCATTATTCGCTTTTTACAAAGATAAACAAAAAAAAGAGGGAGAATTAAATCCCCCTCTAAGCTACAATTTATATCACTTAAAACCTACTGTAAATTATTTTCAAGCATTTTTAAAGCGTCAATTCCATCGTCAGTCTTTAAGAACTCGGCAATTGTAAAGTATGGGTCCTGACCATAAGGAACAGTTAACATCTTTTTCTTATTGGAAACAGTATTAAACCACACCTCTTTTTGGCCATTTCTGAACGTCAAAAGCTTGTTTTCAAAGAACACGTGTACATTGGATTGAAGCTTAAGCATTGGATCGCTAAGCATATTTATAAACCCAACAGGGTCTTTTTTGGCATAAACCAAAACATCACGCTTTAATTCTGCTGTTGTAAATCTTGAAGGATCTTTACCGAACAGAACCCAAAGCATCTACTTCGGCACTCAAACTTTCAACTTCTTTAGCTGCATCTTTCTCAGTATCAACCTCTACGAAGGTACGCCCATTAAGGGGGTGGTAGTAGAGGAACTGTTGTAGGACCGGGTTGTTTTTAGGAACCTGAAGGAATCCATTCTCAAATATAATAGGCTCAACAATGGCGTTTCCATCTTGCTCATCCTCAAAAGGGGTCTTTTGATTAACGGCATATCTGAGTGGTCTATTGACATTGTTTTCCTCATCAAACCACAATAGTGGGAATCGTCTTGTATTTCGAGAAGGGATAGTGTAAGATAGAGGAGCAGAATCTCCTTTTAGTTTATATATCCTGTCAGCAGGAACTATATTCTTTTTCATTAAATTTTAATTTGATTAGATTTTTAAAATAAGGGGGAGTGCCGTTTGGCACCCCACCCTTTATTGATTGCTTGCTTATGAACCGTAACGGAACAACACGAAGTTGTTAGCACCCAAAGTACAAACGCAACGCTCAGAAAGGAAGTTAACCTCCATTGCATCGAGATCGCTTGTTTGAGCACCACCGGCAGAACCTGTGATCCAAGTCTTGTAACGGCGGTCTTCAGTCTCAGAAGCACGGTAGCGAACGTGTAAGAACGGACGCTTAGCGTTCTTGCCAAGGATTTGGTCGTATACAGATGTAGAACCTGCAGGAACCAAAAGACCTGTTACAGTACCTGCGGCTTGAGCACCTGTAGGAAGACCACCACGCATGGTAGGATCGTTCAAGTACTTCCAATCAGACTTGTAGAAGTCGTAACCTCTGCGGAAGCCTGTGAAGCCAAGGTTTAATGCCATGTCTTTGTCGTTGTCGAACAAACCGTAAGATGTACCGTTTGCTCCGTAGCTGTTTTGAGCAGCCAACATATCGTCAATGTCAAAGCTGAAGGCACGGTTTACGAAGATTACGTTCTCTTCGATTGCACCTTGCTTGTCAAGACGAGAGATGATGCTGTCAAAGTCTACAAGGGTAGTTGGGTTACCACCGCCCCATACGTTACCACGATCGTTAACAACGTAGAAGATACCTTCTGAACCTTTGTTACCGTAAAGTGGGTTAAGTGAAGCGTTAGCAGCACCTGAACCTGACTCAGCAGGAACAGCCTCGATCATTGCAGTCTCAAGGTAGTCCTCAAAACGCAAGCGAGTTTCGTGCTCACTCTTCAAATACCAAAGGTATCCGGTAGCACCGTTCTCGGTTGTTACTTCTACCCATCCAATCTGAGCCATGTCAGAACCGCTTACAGCGTATTTGTCCTTGATGATGATTGGAGAGTTGTCGAAGATCTCATCTTCTGCTTCCAAAGAACCGATCATTCCAACAGTTCCTTTCTTGAACTCAGAACCGTAGATCCATACAGAAAGAACGGCTGTGCCTGAGAAAGTTTGACCACCGGCTTCGTAGTAAGCAACATCGAAAGTACCTGCAGTGGTGTTCACAGCAGTAACGATACCCTTGTTAGAAAGACCTGTAGCGTTGTCAGAAATAAATACAGTCTGACCGGCACGGATAGCAATACCACTTACGTTAGCATCGCTTACAGTGATGGTTGCAGAATCTGCAGCAGCAGCCGCAGAAGAGTCGCAGTTTACATACTTAGTATGCAAACGTCCTTGTTCAGCCCACTTAATCATATCAGAGTTAGAGGGCATTTCAGCTCCTACCAAACGAAGGAAAGAAGCTACAGTACGATTACCGTAACGCTCAAACTCCTTCTCATAAGTATCAGGAAGATACTGATTCAAGAAGTTGAAGTTGGTAATGTAGTTAGTCGAAAGGGGCACTTGCTCCGCACTTGGCTGAAGCTGATACCCGGGTGATGGTAATACTGCCATTGTTGTAAATTTTTAATTTATATTTTTTTAATGCTGCGGATTTTTAGACTCCTTCCGGAATCCGGTGCAACCGCCTTCACCTGCATCCCCCCTTTATTTACAACTTCAGGCGCTCTACGCTCTGACATATTTATGTTTTTAGTCTTACGCATTACGTCCTCTGTTGCGTCTGCCTGTCCTTGTTCATAGAAGTACTTGGCAAACCTATCAGGGTTCATCGCTATGGCTAAAGCCTTATGGTATCCTGCAGCGTCTTTAATCAGTCCGCTCTCATCCAAATACTTGTTGATAAAGTTTAGTGGAGTCGATTGAGACTTCTTTAACTCTGCAGCAGACCCGGGAGAAAACACAATCTTCTTGTCGTCAATGGCGAACTCAAAACCTTTGAAGTCTTTACTAAAGACCTCCTCGGACTTTTGGTCAAACCATTTGCGCTTACGCTCGCTTTCCTCCTGCAAGGTTTTTGCCTGTTGTGTATACTGACGGTACGCCTCAAACTCTTCATTATCCTCGGGAGATAAGCCATTTGCTCTTGACTCAAGAGGCAGCTTGTATTTCTCCTTCTGATCATTGAAGAAGCTCTTGGCTTCCGCAATAGCCTTTTTACGTGCAATCTTTACCTTCTTAATCTTGGACTCATCATCAATGTCTTCATCGTATTTGTAGTCCTCCATTAACACATCAATGTCTTCTTTATCAAGACCCTTCTGTGTGGTGGCAAGATATTCACGAAGAACTTGATCAGGGTCCATTGAATCGTAGTCCTTGTTAACCTTAACAAAGTCATCGAATCCACGCCCTGTCTCCTTCTTAAATTTCATATAAGCAGCCACATCTTCGGGAAGGGGCTCAGACTCTTGGCGTTCTGATACCAAATCATCGAAGGAGTTAATCTGCTTATTGTAGCGTTTTCCAATATATGAAAGAACTTGCTCCTCTGTTAGTTCAGGCTCCTGTGCCGGAGGCTCTTCTGTTTTATCAGCAGGAGGCTCTATGTTTGATGTGTCAATCTTGACATCATCTACAACCTCACCATTCAACTGCTTCTCGTGTTTCTCAAGAAGTTCTTTTTCAACTTCCTGTACACTTTTGCCCTCTGTCGCATCAAGTGCTCTTACTTTAATTTCCATTAGATTAGATTTAATTTGTTACAAATTTATACAAAAATTGCGAAAGTTTTAGCGAGGTTCAAACTCCGCTAAGTCAAACCCATCAAGGCTGTCCTCATTGGACTCAAAGTCCATAGGGGGCAGATTGTTCTTCCTTTGGTTTATGAGCTTAGACTGTTCGCTATTCTGTTGACTTATACGTCTTGCCTTCTCCTTTTCCTTCATATCCTCCCTGCTCATTAAAGCGGACTCCTTAAGACCACCTAACTGCATTTGGTATTGGAACTCCTCATTCATCAGCATCCGCTTCATATCAGCCTCAGCTTTAAGTCTCTCAATGTCAAATGCCACCTCAGCCTGCTTGATCTGCATCTTAGACTGAGCCTCAAGCTGTATCTTTTGCATAGCTGTTTGAGCTGCAATCTGTTGAGCTTGAAGCTGTTGTTGAGCCATCATTGCCTGCTTCTGCATTTCCATCTTTTCCTCACGCTCCTGCTTCTTCATTCTCTTGACCTTTAGGAGTTGGTTTGCAAGCTTGATATTCTTAAGCTCACGTATGTCGATGGCATCCTCAAGATTGATGTCTCCCTTAGAAAGAGCCATTTGAATGTTAGCCTCGAGCTGAGCTTTCTGCTCTTCATCAGGAGACACTTCAATAAATACACCAAAGTCGTATATATACAGGTCACTGATTTCGTGGAGTATAGATACGTTGTACTTTCCAATCTTGTTGGCAAAGTCATCTTTGAAGTCAGCATATTGTAAGATGTCTGCAACACGGTAGGTAAGGGCTTCAGCAAGCGACCTATAGATGAATAAACCTCCTTCAAGAATGTGGCGTGTAGCCGTATTGGAGTTAAGTGCAGCGAGCTTTTGGACCCCTACCAATGCGTTAGGGTCAGGCGTAGAGCCATCCCTCGCTTCATTCAGACCGGTTACCGATCTGATCATATCAAGGTAGTGATTGTAGTTTGCTATCAGCATCTGTGTCTTAGCAGCTCCTGAGTTGGAGGTAAGTTGCTGAATAGGAACCCGAGCGTTATTAAAGTCACCTTCTTGGGTATAGCTACGTCCAATGACGCTACCCGTTTGGAAGTATAACCTTAAAGCATCCTCCGGGTTGTAAGCCTGTCCTGTTCCAAGGTCAACCTCATTGAGACCATCGGCATCAATGAATACACCATCGGGGACAGTACGAGCAATAACTTGTTGCAGCTTAAGGTGAGTAAGCTGAATCAGGTCAGCGAATGGTATCATTCTGCGGACGAGTGATTCAATCACACCCTTATACATACGAGGTGCTACTGCTACATAATTAGGTAGTGCGTGTTGAGAAGTTGATTTAGGACGAACCATATTTTCAGCCATCTGCCACTTGAGCAAGATGTTGGTTCCCATCACCATCACACCCTCATACCACACATCAATAGTCTTTTCAATTTTTTCAAACTTTCCTTCCTCCATCATTTCAACAGGAGGATTAAACTGATCATCCTTCTCAATTACACGAGAGCCACCTGTCTCAAGAATCTTTTTCTTGTAGACCATTTTCTTTGTGGTCTTGTAATTGAAGTAAAGGATAGTTGCAGTATCACGATAGAACAAACTGTTCTCATAGAAACGTGCTACGTTGTAGTAGTCATACCAACTCTGAGAATACATTGAGATTTCTTGCAACTGCTCACGTGTGAGTGTTGGGTCAATCTTTACAAGCTCAGTAATTGGAAGCGTTTTAATTTCTCCCCAATAAAAACAATCTTGGAAGAATGGGTCTTCGGTATAGCTGTATACTATATTCGCAGGGTCAACGTATGAAACTTGCACTCCTGCACCGGGAAGAAACTCGTGCTTAGCAACACCAATACCAAGAACAGCCAAGTCATAATCTATGCGCTTGCGTGTATCTTGATAGTGGTTTTCGTCAAATATTGTATTGATAGCTTCTTCTTCAGCAATCTCAATTGCAGGTTTGTAATTGAGTTGCATATAAAGTGAAAGCTCTTCGTCAGTTTCGGGGAGCTCATCAGGGTCCATTGTAAATGGGTCGACACCTGTTGACTCTTGTATTTGCATTAGCACATCTTTGGCAGCCATCTGCCCCTCAATCATATCTTGATACTTGCTGCGCTTTGCTTGAGACATTGCGTCTTGTGCGTATGCCTTTACTTTGAAAAGTCTGTCAGACATTCCGTTCACAACAATGTCTACAAACTTTGGAAGAATAGGTACGGGGGTCCAATCTAAATTCAAATAAGACAAGTCACCATCTATAGCAAGTTCATTCTTATACTTCTGAACAGACTGCTCTCCACGAGCGTATAATCTTAATCTATGAAAATCACGCCATTGACTGTAATACCTGCATTGATTGCCATCTTTGCGGAACCACTCGTATTGGATGGCTTGACCTACCTGTAGACCAAACGCATCAGAAGCTTTCTCTGCGTCAGAAACAAACTGACCCGGAAAGCCTGTTGCGGATATATTAACTTTTACATCTTTCATTTAATAAGTTCACTTAGTGTTCCACTATTAGTGTACCTTGCGAAATTAATACTAATTTTCGACTCTTTTTTGTCAGGTAAATATACATTTTTTTGGTTTGCCATTATCGCTAAACCTGAACTAATTGTTGCGTCAAACTTAGTTCTGTCACTTATATCAAATCTCGCCCAATCTTCAAGCGTTCTTGTGAATGGCATTGTCCCTATCTCATCAGCCGGTCTATAGGTACTCGTTAGGTCAAAACCTATAAACTTCTCAATATATGTCTCAATAGCTGAAGCGTGTGCCTGCTTAACCTCTTCGGATGAGTTTGGTATACCACCAAGCTCTCTTTCGGTTTTGCTCAGCTTGTTGAGTGTACGATCAGGGCGGTTCATACAGAAGTGTCTATACCCCCTGTTCTTGAAATGGTATAGAAGTCTTGGCTTATTGTTCTCCGCAAGCATAGGCATACCATAAAACACGCAAGCCATTAGCACCTCCTCAAAGAATATCTCAGCCGTCTGAGGACGAGCTATGTATTCCAAGAAGAACTGATTGGTAGGAGCATCGTCCAAATGATACTTGGTCATACCGTGCAAGGAACCGTTTGACCCCCTCCCACCAACTACCGCTGAGATGTCATACGGGTCACAGCCAAAGGATCCGAGGTGTTCATTGCCGGGGTACTTGGCTCCGCTCCTATTGATGACATTATTCTGCATATTAGTAGGTGGAACCCAACTGATTAAGAACCTTCCCCTTGGGTCAGGACTCCATATCACTCGGCTATCTTTCTCGCCATCCTTCCAATGGAATGTTCCACGTGAAACATTATGCGCCTGAATCTGTGAATCATTGTAGTCAATCTGATGATATATCTTGGTCAGGTTAAATAGCGCCTGCTTACTCTCATCCCTGAAGGCGTGACTTTCGGTACGAGGGAATTGCCGGTAGAACTCATTGAGCGCATCAGCATCGTTTTTAAGCGACTCAACCTCAGCCTCCCAATAGTCAATGGCTCCGTTACGAATAGTCCCTCCATCTACTCCTCTTATAGGATCAGTAGGCTTACGTAGCACAGGCATCCCATAGATGTCGATGAACCCTTCCATATTCCATTCCATAGGAATAAACAAAGAATAGAGTCCGCTTTTGGTTTGCCCGTTAGCGTTTCGACTATCCAATGCCGAATCTTCGTACAATTTCTTATAGTTATCGCCACCCTTGCTTAGTGCATTGGAGGTGGACCCCATCATACACTTGCCAATAATCTTGCTACCCACCCTAAGACAGGTTTTGGTTACCCTCCAATTGTTCAGGATATTATTCGGCTTTACCCACTTTGCGCTCTCATCGTGCGCAAGAAACAGCAGCTTTTCACCGTCATAAGAGTTCTCCTCAGTGTTCTTCCAATCTATCGTGGTGTCAAGACCATCTACAGTCTGAGCATCAGACTGCGACATATTCTTCTTTGTAATCTTAGAAGCCGGTACACGGTAGGCAAGCTCAGTCTTTGGCTTGTCCATCCCATCCATTACCGGACGGAAGAAGAATGGCAGCCTGCTGTTAATGGGTACAACCTTATCGGTAAACATCTTCTTGGCATCAGCACCCGTCTTAGACAGGATACCAACCCTTGAATCCCTTGCAAGCGTGGCTATGTTTACGCACTCTGAGGATGCCATAAATGAGAATCCTGAACGCCTGATCTTGAGGTATATCATCCCAAAGCACCGGTGGTCAGCCTTACAAGCCTCCCAAAATATAAAGAAGATACGGTTGGCTTCCCTGAAGTCAGGATAGCCTACGTCAATACTTGACCATTGTAAGTACATATAGTGAGCCCCCGTGATGTAGGTAGGTGTGCCGTTATTCATAAACCACATACCCCCTTCCCGGTAATCAAACTCCTGTTCAATGTAATCTACCCACCGGTTCTTAAACTCGGTAGGCATATCGTTCCATTGGAATATAGACTGAATCTTGGCGAGCTCCTTGGGTAAATCTCTGCGCTCCCAATACTGCTCAGCCTTAGAGTTGTGTCTTTGAAGACACTCTTTAGGCGTTGCCGGTAGGGCAATAACTAACCCTGCGATATTGATAATCTCCCCAATCTGTCCCGTCTTGGAGATGACCACCATATCGTACTGCTCATTGTAACCATACTTCCAAGACCGAACTCCGTTCTTTTTGGATATGGCGTTCTGAGGCACATAGTCATTAACGACCCGATATAGACCTTCGTTCTGCAAATCCTTGTTTTGTATCTACTCTATTTGTTCCACTCTCAAGCATCTCAAGTGCCTCCCTCTCTGCCTCGATTCGGTTAAGAATCTCAAAGGCATCAAAGATGGCAAGCTTCTTGGTAGCGGCTGCGTTCTTTAGCCTGTCTGCCGCAAGCTCATCATCAGGATCAGGCTTGATAATATCTTCCTTAGCCACTTTGATGAGCTGCTCTACGGCTTGATGACCGGCTTCAATAATTTTTAATTTAATGTCCTTCATTACTTCTCTCTTAAAAATGCGACCTGAATTAGACGAGAATTATCGTCTTGCCCAAAGTTCTCAAAAATATTTCTACTATGCGGAACCTTTGACTCAAATACAACCATACGGTTAAACTTTGAGTACATCACGCAAACCTTACGACCATCATCGTCATAGATGGTAGTGCCATCATCGTCAGGATGCGTATGGCTCAAATACAGGATAGCTGTAATGTCGCCCATCATCTCATCCGTATGGATGAAGTTTGGCTCCTCCTGACCTTCAGGAGACTTGCGTACAAAGTTCCAAGCTACTTCATAGGTTGGTCCAACAAAGTCAATTACTGTTTGCGCAAACTCATCATCGTGGTCACGAGGCTGAATATTTTGAAACACATTGACACCATCGTATATGTCTACGAAATCGTTATCGAGTATGTCAGACACGTAGCCAATAGGTTCGTGGATAACATTATCCATTATGATCAGGTTCATAGTACTATGGTTATTTGGTGGTCATACATTCTATATAGCTTCTCTCCGTCTACCTCAAATTCATATTCGCTATCAGGCTTAAAGCAGACCTTGTCTCCCTGACGCACACCCTGTTCTATAAGGTAAGCGTTAGGGTAGACCATCTCACCCATAAGGGGCTCGTTGGTAAACGGCTTTTTGATATAAGACTCAGTAGCCGGTATGGGCTTGACAAAGCAATACCTGTCGTAAGTATGCCACTTACCATCTTGCTTGTACAGAAAGAACTGATCTTCGTCTATCAAGAATACGTCATCACGAAAAAATGATCGACCGCTTTTTTGGCGACCTCTCATATCATTATAGAACTTAAAGACGTTGTGATGCACGAGAAGTGTATCACCTTTTCTGATTGGACCATCGTACTTATAGGGGACCTCCTCAACAATGGCATACCGGTTAGAGAACTTGTGGTCCTCCTCCGATGTGTTGACGATAAGGTCAATACCACCTACTTGCTTGGTATTAGAATACCTTGTCCCTGCCTGTGGCTTTACAATGAAGTTAAATGGGGATTGCATTAGTAGTGAATATTGTACTCAATGGATACAGGAATAGTGTGGCTAAACTCTTTCCACAACATCACCTCACTCTTATCGTTGATGATATATATTTTTATTGAACCTGTTTGAGGCTCAAACTTTATGAGGTGTATCTTATGCGTATTATCAAGTATGTCTTGTCCTACAAGGTAGTGCATAGCTCCATTCTTGTAGTCGGGACCTATTGATATTTTCCTTATATCCATATTTAATTAAATTTAATTTCATTAGAAGAACTATTAGTACACTACTCCCAACTGCCCCGTGCCGGTAATACGGTACACTCGCCCTACAACCAAGCCACCTGCAATAGCAGCAGCATTGTTTGGATATACAGGCACATTAGGAAGAGGAAGGCGCAAGATGTCGCCTACTGTAAAGTTCTTTGTTTTGTTTTGATCTTCAGCGTCAGTGCCAATGAGCTTATCATTGTACGTTACGTTGTTGTCTGTTGCGTAGGAATTAATGTTTGGCATATTACAAATTTGAAATGAATGTGTTAAATGTTGATTCGTCTTAGGCAATAATTTATCATTTGATTTAATTTTAGCAAGCTAATATATCACCACCTACTACATATTGTGTTATTCCAATATCAGTGTTATTGCTTACAACAGTGCTAAATTTATTGCCATTACCGCAATAGGCTGCGCTGTTAAAAGGACAATTGCCTCCCATCTGTGCATTATAGTAGTAAGTTGTTGAATTTGGGTCTCCAATACTAACATAGACTGTATCTCCACTATTCACCGCAATAACATCAATTACACCGCAGTTATAACTAAAACTTGCTGCAATTGGATTCCAAGTGCTATTGTCTGTTGAGTAATAAAGTACTCCAAAACTATTTGATAAGTCACCCATCACGCCATAAAAAGTAACATAAACAGTAAAAGTACAAGTATCAATAGCCACTACATCAAAATCATATTCAGGAGCTGCCTGAGTTACAAGTATCCATTTGTTCAAGTAGTTAGAAAACAAATATGGATAGGTTGAACATATTGGAGGAGCAGCCCCACCTGTAGAAGAGCCATATAATTTTGATCCGGCTACGATAGGATTATCAGACGACCACAAACTCCAAGAAACAGTACCCCAATAAGTACAAGCATCTTGAGAATTTGCCCAACCTGCATAACTAAAGCACGCCTTGTTGTGAGAAAGGAATCCATTAGCATAATACTGATGAGTTCCTTCTACAGTAATATCAATAACTTCTCCGACAATTGGCTCACCTATAGAGGTTATCTCTTCAATACCTTCATCGGTATTAACAAGAGACCCAATGGTCAATTCTGAAGCCAATACGATATTACCTTCTCCATCAATAAACTGATGGGTATCAGAAACAAGTGCAATACGATTAGCTGTTGCGACAAAGAACTTAGGCTGCTGTTTGTACTCAATATATGATACAATGCCATATCCCAAGTCTGACTCAACTTCATCTCCAATCTTTAGGTCGCCTGCTCTTATATATCCATTCTTTCCTTGTAATCTTACTTCAGGATCAATACAACCTGAGCAACACCCTTGATACCAAAATGTCCATTCGTACGGAGCACTTATGCCTGACTGCAAATCAGACTTAACCACAAGCTGATTGCTTGCCTTATTTGCATAAGGCGCATACCCTGTGTTTATATTCACATAGGTATTCGCATCAGCTTTTGTTATCTGTTCATTGCTCTCAGCAGGGATTGATGCTTTTTGTTGAAACACCCCCGTGTTGATAGCATTTTGCAGATTAGCAAACGATATAGTCTGATTGTTAGCTAATGTACTCCAAGGCATATATTACACTTCAGGATTTGGTGCTGTTGGTGGTGTAGGAGGAATAGGGGGGAGTGGTGGTGTAGGAGGAACGTACTCACCTGTAATGGTAAGATTCAATTGCTCAGCAACCCAATCATAGGCGTAGTCATTTGTGTCCCAAGCCTGATAAGCGTCACCATCCATTATTAAATAATTCGTAACTAAAGTTTGAGTATAAGAATATTCCATACCGGGCATAGTAACTTCTCTCAACAACTGATACTGAAAAGTAGCAGAACTTTGCAAGTTGTCATTTTGTGCAATAGCACTAAGTATGGTAGCTTGGACCTCTTGTCCGCTAAACCAAACCGTTACAGGACTAATTGTTTTCATTTGTTTTGTTTTTTAATTGTTGTTCTAAATATAAAATTTTTGCTTTGATTTCTTCTATTGAATCCTCAAGATATGCAATTTTCATTGTATGCACTTGAGTGTACGAAAGGTTTAAATATCCATTCAATTCTTTTGCTATTGCTGTAGGTAGAATCTCTTCAAAATCTTGGGCATAGTAACCAACTTCAGTTACGCCATTCTTTTTGTAAAGCTTAGGCTTAATAAGCTCAATCCCTGAAACACTATAGTCGTCTTCAACAAGTTCCTTTAATCTTTTATCTGATGTTTCAAAGAAAGCTGCTGCGTACATATTATTGTATGCTCTCGTATGGTTGTCTCCTTCAGCAATAGAAAAAACTTTTGAACCTGCATAAGGTGCATTGTTATAAAACCTTGTTCCTCCATAAGAAGAAGAGGCTCCTATTTTTAATCCGGTATGCCATCCAATAATAAGTTTTGTATAGTTGCCATTAATGTTTTCAAGCTTGGTATATATTCTATATGCTCCTTCGTTAGCTTCGTTTCCACCAAATGTTAAACCTGAAAGAAACTCTGTTAAATATGGAGTTGCGGTTTCAGGCCCAAGATTTACCCTTTCTCTCCAATTAAATGTTCCATTTGCATACCATACACCATCTTGATTCCAACTACCACCATTTGAAGCTCTTCTATAAAAGTTCATATTCTCAGAAGAAGTGTGCATCATGTACCACCAAGTTTGGTTTGATGGTTGCCATCCTACAGTACAAGCAGTTCCTTTTAAGTTTATACCTCCACCCCAATCAGAAGAACTATTATCGTACCAATTCTGCTGAGTTTGTAATCTCTGAATGTTAGATAAACTATTCAAGTCAGCATAGAAAGAAGTGTTCTTTGAATCGTAGAATATTGGAGCACGAACATCACTTTCTGATTCTATAAATCCATCGCATTTAGTTTCACTCCATCCTTTAAACCACTTGCCTAAACTACTCACACTATTTGTTGTTGTAGGAGTATAGGTTACGTTTCCACTAAATGTAACATAGTTACCACCTGCAGCGTTATCAAAATTTAATGTCCATCCACCCTCAACATCAAGCCATCTATATGCTTGACCTCCACGAAGCCATACAATAAGTTGGCTTGTTTGGTTCTGCTGAGTAAATTCAGCAAGCATAGGAATGGTATAAGCATTTTGTTCCAACTGAACATACGATGCTCCATATCCCCAACCATCAGCTTTTGCTCTAATTCTACAATGGAATGTTCCGAATCCTGTTGAAGAATACCCCGGCTCATCATAACCACCTCTTTCAATTTGAAGAACAGATATACCTTGTTCACTTGTAGCACTTGAACCTATTTGAAAAGCAACAGGATAAAAAGTACTTGTATTGCCTCCAACTACAAAAGTCCCTCTTTGTCTTCCAACAACAGTACCTGCAGAAGAAGCAGAAGAAGCAGAAGAAGCAGAGCCTGTAATACTAATACCCCAAGTGCCACTTGCTCCCCCACCTGTTAAGGTTGGAGAATAGCTGTTGTAGTTTGAAGAATGCAATAATGTTGCTCTCCAAGATATAATGTTGCCATATCCCCCACCTATTTGAGCATTAGCAGTAATATAATCTGTAGCAATAAACCCTTGCGTATCAGAATCTCCTGACCAAGCAATCATTGTACCATACAAATTCATTCCTGATAAGGCAGAAGGGACATTGTTCCATCTTGCTGCAGACAAAGCAGCACCGTTAGCACTTGTTCCAAAAACAGTAGACCTGAAGTTAGTTGTAGTTAATCCATCAATAAATGCAGTTGGGGTTAATCTATTAGTCATCAAGCCTGTAATATTCGTAATGCTTGATACTGTAGCAGAATTGCCCGTAATATTAATCCCCCATGTGCCACTCGCTCCACCACCGGTTAAAGTAGGAGCGTATGAGTTGTAGTTACCTGCGTGTAACACCTGATTGCCGTCTTGTTGTAAAGCAACTTGAGAGTTAACTGCAGAACTACTAAACCTAATCCATGTATTATTATAGTCTATTCCTATAAAAGAATAAGACAAAGAGCTACCACCACCACCATAGCCTCCAAAAGCAGCTAAAGTAGTATTAGCTGAATCTGTTATAACATGAGTGTTTCTTGCCCATCCACCCCATGATGTAGATGTTCTAAATGTAAAACCTTGACCTGCTTGATCTATATAAATAGTAGAACCTGTACTATTTCCCCTTCCTGTAACCGTTGACAATGTTTCAGATGCGGCAGTTCCTGTTACATTTATTGACCATGTCCCCGAAGCGCCTCCTCCTGTTAAAGTTGGAGAATAGGAGTTGTAGTTATTGGTTGTCAATATTGTAACCCAAGAATACGGATTAGCCCCATCCCATCCTCTAAAGAGTAAATCATTACTTCCAAACCCATTTGCTAATTGAAAACCATATTGGTTAACAGAGTTTCCGTGTCTAAGCGATATATAACTATGCCATCCACCCCCCGGGGCTCCGGTACCTCCGGGCTGATCATAATATTGAAGTTTACCGGGAGGTCTATCTGTGTTTAAATTAGATACAGATGTAGCATTTAATTCATTAGCAGATGCAGAACTTCCTGTTATATTAATTGACCATGTTCCTGAAGCACCACCACCTGTCAGTGTTGGAGAATAGTTATTGTAGTTAGATGAAGAAAGCATTGTTAGCCAAGTTCCCCAACTACCATTATATCCTTGCCTAAAATAAAGCACTCCACTACCCGAAGACCCATAGGTCCCTTGAATCTGCCACATTGTATCACCACCACCAAGATGTAATAAAGGGGCATACGCTACTGCAGCACCTAATCCATTTTCGTTTCTGTATACAGCAGTATTTGGGTTATTTACATTTACTGTACCATTACCTAATCCTGTAAGAAGAAGTGTGCCTGTCGATCCTGAAGAACCTGTTACGTTGATACCCCAAGTTCCACTTGCACCACCACCGGTCAAAGTTGGTGCGTATGAATTATAGTTTCCTGATCCAATAATAGTACCTACTCCTGCCCCAAGAACAGGAGTCCCTGCGTTCATATTAAACTTCAACTCATTGGATGAATCGTGATATATTCCTACGTGAGAAAATCCATTTCTATGTAATGCTATACCTGCAGTCCCGGAAGTCGCACGAACCTCTAATTGTAGACCCGTGTAGTAATTTGCAGGAGCAGCTATATTTCTGTCTACTGTAAGGTTTGGCGTAGTACTCGACCCTCCTGTCATATACACAGGTCCCGTTACTGTTCCACCTGACAACGCAAGATATGGTCCACCTGTAACAAATCCTTGAGAGTTTACCCAAGATTGTGTGGCAACTGCTGCGCTATTTATAGTAAGAGCAGTAAAGTTTGTTTGAGATGTAGTAGCTGAATTACCTGAAGTATTATCAGATACTCTTGCACTATCTACACGAACCCCATAAGTTTGAGACCCATTCCAACCCATCAATGTTGGATAAGTTCCTGTCCAAGCATTTTGAGCATTTGTATTACTGATTGAAACTCCGCTTGGAGAAGTACTTGCAGAAGCGTCAAATATAACGTGGTTGCCTCCATAATTTTTCCAACCCAACATTCCAATGACATAATTCAAAACAGTACCATCATTCCAATTTGTCACTCCTCTTATGGGAACAGCATAAGACCCAAAGTTGCTACTGTCTAAGATAGTTCTCCAAGTTGACCCTGCGTAAGTACTTCCAACTGATTTCCTCCAATAAAAGTCTCCATTATATGTAGCCCAAAACTGAACAGAAATATCACTGTTCCATATTCCAAATAGGGTTCCATATAAATCCCCTGCAGGTCCATTAGTATATCCTGCTCCTATGTTGTATATTCCCGAAGTAGATGCAAGTCCAAGAGTGTTTAAGTCTGCTTGAAATCTTGAAGTTACTCCATTGAAGTTAAGTCCATTAAACTGAGTGGCACTTCCTGTAATGTTTATTCCCCACGTACCACTTGCTCCACCGCCTGTTAATGTTGGAGAGTATAAATTGTAGTTGCTTGTAGTTATGATACCTGTTACAGCACCGGTACTCCCATTTATAGAAAGTACCCCTGTATTTGTAACAGTAACCGCACCGGTAGTTGAGTTAACAGATATGCCTGTCCCGGCATTAACTGAAGTGACAGGAGCTGTATCATAGTCAGTCCAAGATGCTGTAAGCGTACTTCCATCTTGCTGAGTAAGAGTAAGAGTTTTGGTAGTTGTCCCTGTTACTGAAGCTGCAGTTAAACTTCTACTGTAAGCAATATTCCAAACACCTTGTGTCGAATTTGACGGAAGTGAATAACCTGCAGCAAAAGTAAGTGCTAACGTACCGCTTGAAGTAATTGGTCTACCTGATATTGCAAAACCGGTAGGAACAGTCATATCAACAGATGTAACTGTACCTACGCTCCACGATCTATTAGCTGATAAGTCTTGAGCAGTACCATTAATGGTAATTGTTCTAATTGCAGGCACGGCATCAGTGATGCCATACCCACTAAGAGTGGTCGGTGTACTTGAAATCTTTGACCAAGACAGCCCGGTTATCCACGCAGGATTATTATACGAACCGGTTGTGACAACTACGTTAATGTCGTCTATACCACTGTCTGCCAATATGTTGTTTACTATCGTTGCTAAATTCGACATATCTTATACCATTGTTAGTGACCGCCAAGTTCCGTTAGCGTAAATATACAAACCAATTACCGCATCTGTTTGGAAAACTACTAAGCCTTCAGCAGGAGTAGAGATAGCTGTACGCTGTGCTGATGTCATCCGTGGAGGCAAGAAGCCCTTAGTCGTACTATCCAATTGGAACAACGCTGAAGCATTAATGCTTGTTGTTCCCATTGCCAAAGCCGACCCGTTGTCATAAAGCAAGCTATTGCCTATCGCACTTGTACCTGTAAACTTTGACAAGTATCCTGCTGTTCCGGTTCCGGTTACAGGGTTTGTAAGTACTGACTGATAAACAGGAATATTAAGAGTAGCTCCCACCAAGGTAGCAGCACCTGAAGTACCTGAAGTAGTCAATGTAAGTGCGTTCTGCTTATTATTGAAAGTAGTCCAATCGGTAGAACTCAAGTATCCGCTTGCGGAACCGCTTGCCTGAGTAATACCCACTGTACCTGATCCTGTAATTGTGCCACCCGTAAGAGGACCCGTAAATGTTATTGAAGTAACAGTACCTACTGACCAAGTCCTGTTTACAGACAAGTCATAGCTTGTGCCGTTAATAGTCAGCGTTCTTGAGTCGGGTACACCGCCAAGCCCCGATAAAGTATAGCTTGGTATATTAAGTGTAGCACCAACTAAAGTCGCTGAGCCATTATTACCTGTAGTAGTAAGGGTAATGGCATTTTGCTTATTATTAAATGTATTCCAATCGGTTGAACTAAGGTATCCATTTGTAGAAATTGTAGCTTGAGTAATTCCAATTGTGCCGCTACCTGTAATGGTTCCACCTGTGATAGGACCTGATGTCGCAATGCTTGTTACAGTACCTACAGACCACGTGCGATTCGCACTTAGATCATAAGCCGTACCGTTTATAGTAAGCAAACGAGTGTCAGGGACACCGCCAAGTCCTGCAATACTATACTGAGGAATATTAAGAACTCCTGTAAGATTGCTATAAGTAGCTGCTCCACTATTTCCTGTTGTTGTCAAACTAATAGCAGCACGAGCTCTTGAATCCAAGTAGTACAAGTTTGTACCCTCAGAAATATTTGTGGTTGTTAAAGTAACAGCACCGGTAAATCCGTTTACCGAAGTAACAGAGTCGGTGTTATCCACTTTCTGCCAAGCAGTACCATCAAACACAATCCAATCCCCTACTTGCCATCCTGATACACCATCAATTGTAGTATTACCGGCTACGTTTACAATGTAGAAGTACCCTTCAGTACCAACGCCTGATGTGATGGTTGGACTATTTGTATTAGCGTTCCAAGTACCTTGATACTGAAGACCGCCAACTAATGAGTTGATTTGCCCTTGCAACTTACCGAAAGCGGTAAGGATGCTATCTGTTGCAGCTATTGTAGTTCCTGTAACAGTAAGACCTGTAAGAACCTTACCTATAACAGCAGAGTTACTGAGCGTGACACTTGCTGCGCCCGGACCACTTGCTGTAGCTTCACCTGTAAGTGAAGTAATATAACTACCCTGAGCCTGATATATTGGTATGTTCAGCACATTTGAAGTCAGCGTAGCTGCTCCACTTGTACCGGTTGTTGTAAGAGATGTAATTCTATTATCGTATGCAGTATCCCAATTTGCTTGCTTAGCATTTGTTGGAAGGCTGTACCCTGATGCAAATGTGAGAGCAAGTGTTCCATTGGTAGTAATCGGATTACCTCCAATTGCAAAACCTGTAGGCACACTCATATTAACAGAGGTAACTGTACCAACACTCCAAGTGCGATCAGCACTCAAGTCGTAAGCAGTACCGTTAATAGTAAGTGTTCTGCTCTGAGGAGTATATGCTGTAGTATCTACTACAAGTGTACCATTTGAAGATGATGTCCTTAAAATGCCATTGGTAGTATAACCAATAAACTGAATACTTAGATCAGAATTAAACGAAGCAGTATAGTTACCACCATTAACCTCAATCATTACCTTACCACCTACGTTGTAGTTAGCAAGAGTAAGTCTGCTCTCTCCTGTATTATAGTATAACGCTCCACTTCCTGCACCCATTGCGGTCAGATAAACAGATGGCGTTGTTATACTGCTTGTAAATGTTTTTGCTCCTCCAATGGTCTGAGCTCCTGTAGACAAAAATCCACGAGCAGAGCCTGACGCATCAGGGATATTGAATGTATGTACAGTTCCTGCACTTACAATATTGAAGTCTGTACCGGTTGTGCCGGTAGCAAAAGTTTGGTTTGAAGAAAGCGCAAGACCATTCAGTGTTCTTGTAAGGGGTACGTATCGTCCATCAAGGTCGATGCTTGCAAGACCGGTAACGTGACCAAATGTATCAAGCGTTACGTCTTGAATAACTATACCTCCGCTATTGTCAACACTTGCTTGAGAAGACGTATCAGCGTGGCTTATTGTACCCGATACAGTAATTGTGCCACCATCAAGACCTGCTCCTGCAGTTATTGAAGTGACAGTACCAACTGACCAAGTGCGGTTTGCACTCAGGTCATACGTAGTACCATTAATGGTAAGAGTTGTAGCCTGATTAGCCGGAGTATATCCAAGAAGTGTAGCAATAGTAGCACTCTTCCAAAGATTTGTAGTTGTATCACGGTAAAGCACTCCGTTGTTTATGTATGGAGTTGGAGCTACATCGTGGAGCTCCTCGAGCTCATAACCATTATCAATCTTAACATATATCTTACCATTATTAGCGTGAGCATACTCTACGTACCCAACAATTACAGTATGCTGAGGTGCTGTTGGTTTAATATTAGTAATAGCACCTGCAGTAGTTGGACTTAAATAAAGTACATCACCATCACTCCAAGTTTCACCTTGAAGATTACCCGTTGTATTTACATTGATAATCTGACCAATGTTTACAATAAACCCTTCCTGATTGGTTGATATGTCTTCACATACTAATCCAAGTGTAGATGCACTATTAGGGTCATTGTTAGCCTGAGCTAATGCAACAGCAAGTCTTTGCCCCTGCGCACCTGCAACCCTTACAGCTTGATAAGCTGTTCTTGATAGATTACCTCCTGTGCTATTACGGACTCTTGCCACAATAGTCTCTCCAATTGGAAGATTGTAGGTGTTGCCCTTAAGAGAAAGACGAATAGTTCCTTCGGTATTATCCCACCACATAACTCCTTCAGCAGAAGGAATATTACTGCTCGATGGATTGAATCTAACAAAGTCAGTAATCAATCCATACGTTCCGAGGTTAACATCTTGCGTTGCGCCTGTGTACGGAACATATCCCGTAAGTACAGAACCGTAGTCAGGAATGTTCAATACCCCCGTTAAGGTGGTATATGTTGCAGGTCCTGATGTTCCTATAGTAGTAAGACTGATAGCTGCACGAGCTCTCGAATCTAAGTAGTATAAATTAGTGCCCTCAGTAACAAGGGTCGTTGAATAATCACCTGACTGAGCTATAACAGCCCCTGTTCTTCCGAACACACTTGTCACCGGGGCGGTATCGTAATCACTCCAAGTAGCAGTGATGGTTCCACCATCCTGCTGATTAAGTGTCAATGTCTTTGTTTGTACCCCTGTAACTGCAGCGGATACAATCATATTGTTGTAAGCAGAGTCCCAAGTCAACTGACTTGCATCTGTCGGAATAGAATAACCTGAAGTCAAACTAAATACACCTGTTAGAGTAGTATAAGTTAAACCTGTTGCAGATGAACTTATAGCAGCCCTTGCTCTTGAATCTAAATAATAAAGATTGGTCCCTTCTGTTACAAGAGTTGTACTATAGTCTCCGCTTTGAGCAATAATAGCCCCTGTTCTACCGAATACGGAAGTAACAGGTGCTGTATCAAAGTCGCTCCAAGATGCAGTAATAGTACCGCCATCCTGCTGAGTAAGTGTTAAAGTCTTTGTTTGTACACCGGTTACGGCAGCAGATACAATTGAATCATTATATGCCGTAGTCCAAGTAGCCTGAGTTGCGTTTGTAGGTAACGAATAGCCTGCAGCAAATGTCAAAGCAAGCGTGCCTGTTGTAGTTATGGGATTGCCTCCTATTGCAAAACCTGCAGGCACACTCATATCTACTGAAGTTACTGTACCTACTGACCAAGTACGGTTAGCGGACAAATCGTAGGAGGTTCCGTTGATAGTTAATTCGCGTGTTATAGGAACGCCATCAATATCATCGAGCACCTCACTACCTGTCCTGTACTCAATAACCCCATTATTTGAAACGATGAATTTATCTGTGTCGACTGTTGCATTACCAATTGCATCTACAAATAAATCTCCATAAACCTGAAGCTTTATGCCATTACTTACAGTACTTAACCCTATTACAGTTGATCCATCAGAGAATATTCTTGATACTTGTACACCTGATATATATTGAGCTACCTCACCATCACTATAGTCGTGAACAGTAGACCTTGGAGACCCAAAGTTGTTCATCTGTATGGTGTAGCCATAAGGAGTAAGCCCCGTATTTATGAAAGCTACAGTAGCTCCTGAGTTTGAATTGTAGTTTACAGATAGTACATCTCCTTGGTACGAGATAGGACTGTCAATAAGAGTGGTAAGCCCACTCCACATTGGTATATTATACGCTGTACCTGTGCCTGTAACAGGGTTAGTAAGCGCATCTTGCTTGTCATTAAAGGTATTCCAATCGGTACTCGACAAATAGCCATCTGTTGAGACCCCTGATTGTGTAATACCAATGACATCATTTGAATAAGTTATAGGAGCAGTTGCGCTAAGGTCTGCAAGCTTGGTATTAAACTCGTTCCAATCAGCAGCACTTAGGTAACCATCAGAAGTTGGACCTGATTGTGTGATACCGATCGTACCTGAAGTGGTAATTGTGCCTCCTGTAAGTGGTCCTGTGGTAGCAATGCTTGTAATTGTACCTACATTCCACGCTCTATTCGCAGAAAGGTCATAGGCAATTCCATTAATCGTCAGTGTTGTGCTATCCTCTACCGCATCTGTAATACCATACCCTGATAAAGTAGTAGGAGTATTGATAATCTTAGACCAATCAAGTGATTCAATCCACGAAGGATTAGAATAAATCTGATCTGTACGCACATCACCTACTGTCCAAGACCTATCTGCACTCAAATCATACCCAACACCGTTAATTGTAAGAGTTCTTGTAGCCGGAGGCGCACCAACATCGCTATAAGTAAGCACAACCGCACCTGTATAGCCATTAACACTTACAACTGCGTCAGTATTGTCAACCTTACTCCACTCAGCACCATCAAATATTGCCCAATCACCAAGGTTCCACGAGGTGATTCCGTTCAAATTGGTATTACCCGGTACATTTACCACATAGTATTCGCCCTTTACACCAACAGAACTCTGCAAAAAGGGTGTGTTAGTAGCTGCGTTCCACGTACCCTTGTACATTACGCCACCAACTAACGCATTTATTTGGTTTTGAACCTTACCAAAGGCAGTAACGATACTATCAGTTGACACTACAGTACCACCTGTGATGTTCAAACCGTTCAAAACCTTAGCAATAACAGCGTCATTGGTAAGTGTAACGGTAGCATTGCCCGGTCCCGAAGCAGTTGCCTCGCCTGAAAGCTGTGTTATGTAGTCTCCCTGTGATTGATACACAGGAATATTGAGCACTTTTGCTGAATAGGTAGCCGGACCACCGGTCCCATCAGTAGTAAATGAGTTTATTGTAGGCAAATCCCAAGACCTATCAGCAGATAGATCATAGGTTACAGTGTTGATAGTGATGGTTCGTGCAAATGGAACGTAAGATGTACCATCTAAAGAGCCATCAGCCTTCACAAATTCTGATGCAAGACCGCCCGGAACAATAAATGCAGCAGCCTCAATGCTATGTGTACCTAAGTTTACATTACCCGTAGCGCCAACATAAGGCACATAGAACTGCCCGATGACGTTACCAATCTCACTTAAGGTAAAATTCTTGGTATTATTAAAATTCTCTACGTCTGTACCGATCAATAAATCGTTCAGCGTAGGAGTAGATATTATCGGGTATGTACTTATCCGTGCCATTAATTAAGATTTTTCTTCACTGCACTACCGAAATAATAACCAAAGATGGAAAGTACAACACCCTCTGCTATCCCTATCAGATGTATGAATAGCTCTTTATTTTCTTTTGGCACTTCAAGATAGACAATGACGTATACAATGAAAACAAAAACGCCTAACCCAATAAGCCCCGTCAGGTTAAACATAAAGTCAAACTTACCGGTCTTTGCTACCTCTACCTCACGTAGACGTGCTGACTCACGGTCCTTCACCTCCAATTCATACAACTCCTTCATTTGACTGTGAGCCATATCTTTGTCCGCAGGACTCAGCTCAGGAGATTTGTCTATTAGATTCTTTACAACCCCAAGAACACCTGAGTCAGGAAGTAAGTCACCAACCTTATCCAAAATATTGGGGGCTTTGGTCTTGAGAAACTGACCAACCTTGGTGTCCTTAAACTTCTTTTTTTCAGGCATCTCATTAAATTAATACATAGTTATTCTCATCAACTTTCTTTTTCTCATATAGATCAAGAAGTTGTCTTACCGAATTGCCCATTGGCTTCTCGAAGTGTGGAGCATCATAAAATTTCCAATCGCCACCCCACGTCCAACCATATTGCTTGAAAATGGTTACCACTTCCTGCCAATCAGATTTGCCATCACCATCAAAGTCGGCTTTTACGTCCCAAGATGCAGACTCAAATTTACCATCTCCATCTTTGTCAACAATAAGTACGATGTCAATAGCCAACCCATAGTTGTGCATTGATAGACCCGCTTTTGCTTTAGTCACAACAGGACCGGGAGCCGTTCTTCCTTTTGCAAAAAGAGCATCTTGCTCTTTGAATGTTCTTAACGTATAAGAAAAGCGACACATTGCCTTGCCGGTTAATGCTTCGCATATCTCAGTATAAATCTGATCAGCCTCCTCACGCAACTTTGGGTGGAGTAGCTTAATTCTTTCTAAAGTAACTGCGTCTTTTCTCATAACATTTTTAATAATTCAATAATAAACTTAAGCGCTCCGAGACCGAGTAAAGTAACAAGAGCATAGAAATATGTCTTATACTTTTTGATGTCAGCCTTGAGTGCGTAAAACTCTTTCTTTACTTGTCTAAAGTCGCCAATTAGTCCGCTCGCATCTTTGTCAATTGGATTGCCGGTAAGAAGCGTGTGCATATCTTTTACCAATTGCTTTACCTCAGCCACGTCATTCTTGAGCGTGTCTAATTCTGCCGCCATAATATCTAATCTATGGTTTTCTTGGATATTCATTTAACTTGTATTGTGATTGCGATTACCATAATGCAATAATATTATTTGCGTTTGTGGTTGAGGCAAACACACGAATTACCTGTACAGGCAAGAAGGTTCCGTTTGGTACGTTTGTGAAAGTGATGTCATCACCTCCGGCAGTAAGTACACGAAGTGTGCCACCTGTGCCAACATACAATACGCATCCCTCAACCTCACCGTTACCGGGATTTGGAATGTCTACTGTGTCACTCTTAGTAACCACAGAAGCACGAGCAGGTTGGAGTTTTTGATATGCCATTTTAATTTGTTTTTTGTTGTTGTTCGTTGTTATTGTTCTGATAAGGGAATACACGATTAAGTGTATCACGTCTTTTTGCGCAGCCACAGTCTTTACCTGTAGCCTTTGCAACAGTCTCTACTACCTTCTTAATGCCGGTAGCAGTTGTGATCTTCTCGATAGTGTCCCCAAGTCCTTTACTTTTTTCCATATTCTAAAATTTGCCCCAACCCGATTTCTCCATACACTTCAACCGATACTCTTCAATCAGCCTGAGAAGTTCAATTATCTTTTTCATTTCTTTTTCTTACCGGCTACTGCCATCTGCTGAAACTTCTTTTTGCCGTATTTATTACGACCTATAGAAGCAACAATGGCATCAGCCCTTTTGGGACTGATGCCTTGCTTCTTCTGAATCTTATTTGACAGCGTACTAAACTTGCTCATCTTCCTCGGACGGTTTTTCAGGCTCTATGCCTTCAACCCATCCTGCGAGGAATTTGAAGTCTTCGATGCCTTCAGTTGAAAAAGTAAATTGATAAAAGTCAAACGCTTCATCGAGTAGCTTCTTCATATCCTTCGCCATTGCCTTGATGCCATCCTTAGTGAATTTGTATTCACCTTTGTCATTCAATTCCAATACACCATTTGATGTAGTGAAAGCGTGGTCAAGACGAATGTCCTCTCTCTTTTCGTTGTAACTCTCAAAAAGAGGTTTGATTTTCTCAGCGATCTTTTTAAGCTTCGCTTCTGCTTTGCTACCTTTTTCAGCAGGAGTCATATTTAGTGCACGCACTAAGTCTAATAACTCCGCATTTGATTTGCTAACTTTTGTTGCCATTTGATTTGATTTTAATTTGAACAAATATACTAAACTTTAGAAACTCTTTTACCCATTCCAACCCTGCTCTTCTCAGCTTTTTTTGCAGCAAGTTTGGAAGGTGATATTTCACTCTTTGTTTTCGGTGTCTTTGAAGACACTCGCTTGGTTGGTCGGCAGTATTCATTACCACCTCCTGCACCACAGGCTTTGCCTGTTCGGGTATCCACCCACTTCTCGCTTTGCCATCTTTTCAAGCTCGTACCTGTCTCTGTCCTTCGGACAGTTCCGGATGCCTTCCTGCATTTTGCAATAGCTTGTGAAGCTCTTGCAGATGGAAAGACATCATACGATGCTTTGACTTTTCTATAACAAGCGTCTTTCATTACTTCTTTTCAGACATTCTGATTTTACGGTCTTCAACTCGTGCAGCTCTTCCAAGAATCCTGTCGGCTTTTTTCTCACGACCCTCATCTACAGCTTTGTTGCCTTTAGCCACAAGCTTGTCTTCTCTTTTCTGCAAACGATCAATTACGTTATTCCTAAATGGTATGCTATTGTAATCCATTAGTATTTCCCTTTACGTGATTTAGGAGATGATTGCGTTGAGCCACCGGGACCTGCCCATAAGTTTTTACACGCCCAATACTTTGCGCTTAACTTGTTGTTGGCTTCACTGCAACCGTGTCTTGCTCGAAATGAAGACCGTGCCGCTGCTGAATAGTTATGACCATAACCCTTTGCACCGAAGTGAATAAGCTTCTCTTGCCCATTTGCACAGGCTTTCACCATTCGCTTCTTGCCGGGTCGATCTGAAGCAACGACACGGTTACATTTCATTTTCGATTTAGTTGCCATTACTTCTTTTTCTTTGCAGCTTTCTTAACGAGAGCTTTAGCAACTTTCTTAGCAGCAGCTTTCTTTACCATTCCTTTACCGGAAGATACAGGAGCTTGAAGCATAGAAGAAGCAGGCAAGTTTGGTTTTGCTTTTTTCATCGCTTTTGTTTTTGTGGGGTTAGTAATTATTTTTTGGGCTTTTTTGGTTTTGGCATTGTCGCTGCCTTCACCTTTTGTGTGCAAGGAGTCATCTTCTTTTATTTTATTAGTGATAATATCTTTACCTTTTGTAACGGTAACCTTTCCGTCTGACACATCAACCTTCATTGATTCTGTTTTATCTTTCGATACTTCAGTGATCAACTCTTTGATGATGGTTATCTCAGGCTTATCTTCTTTTTCTTTTGCTCCAACAATGTGTTGCAGTATTCCAATCAGCGCCATTGAACTCGTAGCAACAAGTCCAATTACTGCCGGCAGTACACTACTATCTAAGAACATAGAGCTCCCTACACCAATCAACACAAGAAGTGTGATATAGTTGATGGCGTTTTTACCCAAATGCTTAGAAGCTATTTCTCTTGCCGATTCCATTATCTATCTTTGTTCACAAATATAATAAAATGAAATCAAATTTTGACGATTACTTAAAATATTGGAGGGTCATTCGCCAATACATAAAGGCGAGGTACGAGCTCTCTCAGGCAGACCTTGATATGCTGCTGTTTCTCTACTCGGAAGGATACTTCGGAAAGGATAAGTTTAGGGAGTTCGCCCAACTCGTTTCGTGGGACGTGAACAGGTTTGACCGGCTACTCACTCAGGGATGGATAGAAAACTTCAGAGCCGGCAGGCGTGGGGTGAAAGGGTTATACTGTTTGTCTTACAAAGCCAAGCGGATGATCGGCTCCATCTACAAGAAGCTGTCGGGTCAGGAGATACCGATGAACGATGTCAACAACCCTATGTTTGCCCGGAATGTAAAGTTCACCGACAAGGTGTACCGCAACTTCATCATACAGATGAACGAGGACACCCGTAAGGCTAAGGCTACAGGACAACTACCACATCACGTTCCTGAATGATCGTGAAGGGCTCGTCCCCGATAATCATCGTATAGCTCTGCGCCTTGTCGTAGTAGATCTCATCTCCTTCGGAGATAGAGTGGACCTCAGTGCCGGGGGTTACCACCTTGCCACGCTTGTAGCGTAGCTGATTGGTATCCTCACCCGACAGGACAAGTCCTGACGAGGTCTTTACCTCTTCGTCTACTTGTCTGATTACTATGTTCTTACCTATAGCTTTCATCGTCTCGTTTTATTTCAGTCCAATGTCCACACTTAGGACACTCTAATAAATCACCGTGGTGTAGTTCCACGTGGAACTCTGACCACTCAATCTTGCTTGCCTCCACAAGGGCAAGCCATTTGAAGTTGCATTGGTCGCACTCCATCGGGTATGCTACGTTCTCTTGCCCTACGTTCATATACCCAAAAGATCTATTCGTTCATCCAAACAGGTCAGGTAGGTCTTCATGGCCATAAGCTGAATGCTCAAGAGCGCACGGTTGTTCTTGTCCAACTCATAAAACTTAGAGGACTCAACAAAGGATTTGAGCTTATTAAACTTCTCCTCTAACTGATCGTGCTCGTCTTTCAGACGTGTTTTGAAATCCCCCTCCTCAGCTTTATCGTAGGTTACATCAAAGATGTAAGGCTTGCATGGATAGTATTCACCTTTTACCCCACGAATGATATAATCTCCGGTAGAGGCAGTCATATTACCCTCAAGAGTTGGAACAGATAGTTTAATCTCATCTCCGATTAGGTCAATCTTTACTTTATGACTTGACCATTTATTTATTAGTTCTGCATTGTCAAGGCTACCGTTAAACTGAATAGCTTCGATGATTACGGGTTTCTTTTTGTATCTCATTTGGTTTCGTATGAGCGTGCCATTGTTATGATGGCATTGGTGGATAATATGGTGGTCGCTACGCTGATGGCGTTCTGTAGTGCTGAGCGTGTCACCTTCAGTGGGTCAATCACACCCATCTTGATTAGATCGCCCATCTGCTTGGTCTTTACATTGAGACCCACTCCCTCTTGAATGTCATGGGTATAATGGTCTTCAGCCTTCAGTCCTGCGTTCTCAAGGATCTGCTCAAGGGGCGCTTTAAGTGCTGTCTGCAGTATCTGTGCTGCTATGTCCTGCTCCTCTTGGGTGATCTCACCCAAAAGGTCGAAGACCTCAACTTCGTACAAGGCCTTACCACCACCGGGCAGGATACCCTCCTCAAGTGCGGAACGCACAGCATGCACCGCATCGTCAACCCTGTCGTACAACTCTTTCTGCTCAAGGTCAGTGTTTCCACCTACGTAGATCACTCCAATGCCTCCCGTCAGGGAGGCAATGCGAGACAATATGTGATCCTTGTCAGCCTTCTTCTTAGCCACAGCATGCGCCTCCCAAAGCTGAGCCACACGCTCGTCAACCTTTTCAGGTTGGAGCTTGAGGTCAGATTTGATGATGATCGTGCTGTCTCTACCAACTATCACCTTGGCGGCATGGCCCAAGTCAGCGTAGCTGATTTGACTCAGGTCATCACCCGTTTTCTCGCTGAAGTATGTCGCCCCTACTGACACCGCTAAGTCCTGCATCAGCTCATGCTGCTTGTACCCAAAGCTCGGAGGCTGTATCGCACAAAGCTTAAGGTTGTTCTTCATTACGTTAGCCGCAAGGGTGTTCACCACGTTTACGTGGCAGTTCGATACTATCAACAACTTCTTACCCTCTTGGATAATTGGTTTCAATACCCCCTCGATCTGAAGAATGTTCCCAATCTCAATGTCAGCCACGAGCACCATCACGTCCTCAAACACACACTCGTCCCGACTCTGATCGTTAATGAACAGTGGGCTCATATACCCCCTGTCAATCTTTAGACCCTTGGTGGTCTCGGCATACGTCTCAGCCGTCTGACTCCGCTCCACGGTAACAATCCCACTACGCCCCACGTCCTTATACACCTCGGCAATAATCCTACCTATCTCACGGTCATTGTTCGCAGAGATGGAGGCAATGTCCACAAGCATTGAGCTCGAGACTTTCTTGGCACGCCTGCGCAGCTTGTCCACCACCTTGCCACTTATGTCCACCATATTGCGTAGCACCTCGGTGCGGTTATGGTGTGGTTTAATGTGGCTGATGCCACCCTCCACAAGCGCCTCAGTCAAGACAATGGCTGTAGTCGTACCATCACCGGCAAGTGTTGCCGTACGATCCGCTGCCTCCTTCATCATCTTAACCGCAAGGTTCTCGACAGGGTCAATTAAGTCGACTGCTTTAGCCACGGTCACACCGTCTTTAGTGACGGTGATTCCGTGGGTATGTTGGGGGGATTCTATAAGTACTGTATTACCGGAAGGTCCTAACGTGCTTTTTACCGCACCTGAAATCTTTTTGATACCGGAAACCAATTTAGCCTGCCCTTCTTCTGAAAAGAACAGTTCTTTAGGAGAGTATTCCATTTGATTTGATTTGAATGTTCACAAAAATAATAATCTCGGTTCATTTGACAAAGCTTATAGCAATAAATATTCAGAGAATAAAACTATTGCTATAAGTATGTCACAATCTTCCTCCCCTATTATATATATATATTTACCTCCTTTTATTAAGAAATTTATGATTAGAGTTCATTTTCAAAATCGACATAATTGACAGTATATTAATAATCAATTAGTTAGACGACATAAAAACAACATAGTATTGATAGATAATCAGGTAATATATAAAAACAAAAAGAGGGACCATAGAAATAGCCCCTCTTCAAATCAACGATTGCTTGCCATTAGTCATCGTCTTTCATACGAGACTCTCTTAAAGACTCTACCAAATCAGCTTTCATCTCAGCCTGAAACATTGCCTCACTCATAGTGGCAATCTTCTCAGCACGCTTCAACTCCTTCTTAATTTGTACAGCCTGTTGGATACCGGTAACATCGTTAGGACGGGTGTTAATCAACCTCCCGTTCTTAACTGTAAGATCATTGTATTTCATAACTACGTAGTTTCCTCAAATATAAAAAAAATTTAGATACCCGTAGTGCGGAGGTAATATACCGGTTTTGCGCAGATGGACCCGATCCGAAAACGACTTTGTTTTGAAGGGGTGGGGGTCTGAAATGGTCGGGCTCTTGCGGATTTTTTGCCTTTTTCCCTCCTGCTCCTGCTCCTGCGCCCTGCTCCTGCTCCCTGTCTTGCGTCCGCTCCTCCTCCCCTCCGGTCCTCCGGTTACCGGTCACCGGCTGCCGGTCCTCCTCCGGTTGCGCCCCTCCTCCCCTCCGCCCTGTGTCTTCAAAGACACTAAAAAGAATTAAGAGAAGACGAGAGGAGCGAGGCTACCTCCCCTCCCCTGTCTGAATGTGCAAACAATTGACAGGGATTGAACACAGGTTAAACATCTGAAAAACAGAACGTGGAAAACGTGTGAAAAATAATTTTGAAAAAAAGTAAATAAAATTTGGAATGAACGAGAATTGAACTATATTTGATAAAATTTTATACACACTATGAGCAATCTACTACGAATCGAGGCTGACTTTCTCCGCAGGTCGGAGGTCGCTTCAGCCCTGCGCTTGCAGGAGGTGCGCACGATACAGCGCACCATCACCAACGCAAAGAAGAAAAAATTTGAGCAATCTCTCGCCCTGTCTCAGCACGTAAGCGCAGCGTTCACGTGGTTCAAGTCTGACGAGGGTCAGGCAAAGTTCAGGGAGGAGGGCATCTCGTGGACGGCTGAAGACTTTGGGCTCAAGGTCTTCGGATGGCAAAAGTCATTTTTTTACAAGATGGTCAAGGTCGCTGCTGTACCTGCTGAGGTAGTCGAGCGCTACAGCGCACAGGCTGACGAGAGTGGCGAAGATGCTCAGCGCTCAGTCGAGGAGCTCCTCAGTTTTGCAAGGGCTGCGGAAAGTGGCACAGATGGCGGTGGAGAAGATGCTCAGCCACGTGCTGAGGTAGTGCTCAGCCTGTCGTTCAATCATCCTGACGGAAAGGTCACCCTGAAAATTGATGATGCAGGGCAGGTGAAAATCAAAGGGGCTGAGAGTCTCGAGCAGGTGCGCAACGTATTAAACCAATTTCTAAACCAATTCTAAACCATACACACTATGCAAACAGGTATCATCTACAGAAACACAGGAGAGCGTTCACGTGGTCAGATAGCGCACTATCACGGAAAGCCATCACCCCTGCATCACGGCAAGACTCCGCACAGGGCTGACATCGCAGGGCTCAAGAAAGCCGAACAGCGCAACGTGCTGCATTTTGACGGCAGCGAGTACAGCAGCAGGTTCACCATCGGCTTCGAGATTGAGAAAAACAGCCTACACAGGGCAGCGGTGAAAGAGTATCCGCTCCTGTGCGGTTTCGAGCGTGACGGCTCGTGCGGTTACGAGGCGGTGACCCACATTTTGCCCCTCCTCCCTGCAGGTCAGTGGCGCAACAAGGTCTTCGACCTGTTCGTACAGGCTGAGAAGATTATTGATGACAGGTACAGCCCCTCAGACAAAAAATGTGGCGGTCACATCACAGTGGCTGTGCAAGGGCTGACAGGTGACGAGCTCAGGGAGAAAATCCGCAAGAACTGCGGTATCATCCTCGCCCTGTTCCGTAAGCGGCTCGATAACAGCTACTGCAATCACAACAGGAGGCTGCAGGGTAACAATGAGAGCAGCCACGCAGGTGGGTGGCATCACAAGTATCAGACAGCCCTCGTAAAGGGCAACACGCTTGAGTTTCGCCTCCCCTCACGTGTCGAGAGTGTCAAGCAAATGATTCGCAGGTACGAGCTGTTTTACGAGGTGGTGAACTTTTCAATCAACAGCCCGAGCGGTAGCCACGATGCACTGCTCAAGCGCATCGACCCCATCATCCTGTCAATGTACAACGGAGACAGGGCTAAGGCTGACGAGGTGCTGCGCCTATCAAAGCATTTCCGCAAGTACATCATCACAGGGGAGAGACATCAGGACATCATCCCCTTTGTCTGAGGGGAGAGGGGCGGTGTCTTCAAAGACACTGCTCCTGCTGTCTCAGCGTGTGTGCGCTGACTGACGAGCTCCAAAGAGCGAAACAGCAAACCATAAAAATCTAAACACAATGACAAAGCAAACCATCCTCACCATCATCCTTGCCATCATCCCATCTTATCTGTCGCTGTTCTGTTCAGCGCAGGGGGCAACCATCCTGCTGTGCGCAACCACAATGATCGGGATTATCATCACAGGTGCGCTCAGTGACGAGCACAAACTGACGGACAAACTTCGCTTAGCGTGGATACTGCACTTGCTTAGTGTGTGCGGTGCGGTAGCCTTTCACAATATCGCAGGTTAACTGACGAGCTGTGAATCAGCGAAACGGGAGCTCGCTCCCGTCTTAACCAAATTGTAAGCACTATGCGCAAAATCACAGAGCAAATCGTGCGCTCTTTCCTGAGAGGAGAGAATCGCACCATCGGCAACAGCCGGAGCGAGAACGGGTCGCTGTTCCTGTTCGACAATCGTATCGCTGAGTACAGAGGCAGCGAGTTATGGATAACCAACGCAGGGTGGACAAGCAATACCACAAAGGAGCGGCTCAACGCCCTTCCCGGGGTTCGCATCCATCAGCGCAGAGGCGAGTGGTATCTGAACGACATTGCGTGGGATGGTGGATGGGTTCACGTGGGGTCGTACACAGGCAGCGTGGATGAGGAGGTGGAATTTGATATGACAAGCAGGTGGATGGACGCAGGGTACAGCAGACCAAATTATGCGGTGTTCCATACCCATAACGAAGCGGAGCTGAGCCAAATCGAGTTCATCCTGAACGAGGCAGGGATACCAAATCGCAGACACGAGACAGACACAGATGGTCGGTGGCTGCCCAACCACTTCATCGTGGTGCTGCCTCAAGATATTGACAATTCAGTCGCATTAATCACTAAAAATCTATACCAATGATTAGAATCATCCGAGAGGCACGTATTGAGCATTGCACTGAGTACTCTCTCAACTTCGACACAGACAGAAACGGAGGCTATGCCTTCGACTGCAATCACAAAGGCGAGGTGTTTGATATATCACCCGAGGGTCAGCGCAACTATGAGCGCTGCCTGAGCGGTGAGGTCAAGACTATTCGCCCCCCATACATCAGAGAGCGCAACTACACAAAGCATACCTATGCGGTAGGTGAGTGCTACTGCGGTGCGCCTGTAGAGCTACAGCCCGACAGCGAAGGGCTGTGCTATTGTCACTGCGGACAGGGCTATAACACAGCAGGACAGAGCATACGCCCACGCTCAGAGTGGGAGGAGAGATATGAGGATGACTATTAATAAACCAAACCAAAGCAATATGGAGCGTGAGTTTTTATACAAAGTTTTCTATGGTAAGGTGCTCGTCAAAACTATAGTCGCCCACACAAGGTGGGAGGCAATTGAGTTAGTCTATAGCAGACTGATTGGCGAGTATCCTCACCTCATTCGGAGTCAGTTTAAGGCAAAAAGAATTTGATATGTTCAGAAATTGTCGTATCTTTGTCTATCTTTAGTTCATTAATCGGGTTCTGTGTCTTCAAAGACACTGCCCACAAACCTAAACACTATGTGCGTAATCATTATCAAGCAACAGGGTCAGCGCCTACCCAAAGAGGTCGCAAAGACATCAGGCAGGGTCAATCCTCACGGACTCGGGGTCATTTGGATGGACACGTTTGAGATAACTTATCACAAGTCGAAAGACTACAAGGTGCTCGACACAGAGCGCCCTTTCATTGCCCACTTCAGGTACGCCACAGTGGGTGCAATCGGCATCGAGAACACGCACCCATTCCCCTGCGGTGCAAACAAAAATGAGTGGCTGATGATGAACGGCACAATCTATGGTAAGGGCAACAAGACTGAGTGTGACACGAAGGTGCTCGCTCGGGAGCTCGGCAACAAGCCACGCCACACGTGGAAGAAAGAGCTCGAGCAATACCCCTGCAGGTTCGTATCAGTCAACGTGCGTAATCGCAGCTACCAAATCTATAACAAAGAGCTGTGGGTTCAGAGGGATGGTATATGGTACAGCAAAGCCAACGTGCTCGAGGAGCATCTCGTGGCTGTCTATGGGACGCTCAAGAAGGGTCACGGCAACTACTATCATCACCTGACTGAGAGCAAGTTCATCGGCAAGGGTGTAACCAAAGACAAGTATCCGCTCATCGTAGAGGGGCTGCCATATTTAATCGAGGAGAAGGGCAAGGGCTACAATGTAGAGGTCGAGGTGTTCAAGGTTGACGATGACACGTTCAAAGACCTTGATGCGCTTGAGGGGCATCCAAATTGGTATCAGCGTAAGCAGATACCTGTCAAGCTAAAGGATGGCAAGGTTCTCACCTGTTGGGTGTACTTCAATCCGACCAAGACAAGCAAAGGTCGCAAGATGCACAAGTCGTACACAGGTCAGAGCTACCGGCAAGAGCCTGCGAAATCGTGGCAGCCTGCGTTCACATTTTGGGAGCCACAGCGCACAATTGACGAGCCGATAGTTGACGAGCTGCAGCTACCTGACGACCAAGAGTTCACCGTAGCTGAGGAGTGCCCTGTCTGTATCAATTGTTTCAACGACCTTGAGCACGACTTCTATGGCAACTACTACTGCAAAGCCTGTGGTGAGTGGTTCAGTGAGAATGAAATCATTAAATTCGGATGCGCAAACTAAATACTATGGCACACATAATAATCCAAGAACAAGAAAACAGAATGGTGAGAATCGACATCGAAGGAGAAGAGAAAGTACTTGCGTCTATCATAGCTTCGGCTATAATGAAAGACCCACACTTCGGTATCCTCGTGCTGTCGGCACTTGCTGTAATCGCTGAAGAGCAAACTAAATTCCCTGACATAAACCCAAATTAAAAGCTATGACACAGCCAATGGACGAACAAGAAAGACTGATGCTAATTCAGCATCTTATTGACAGACTTCTTTACCTTGAGGAAGAAAAGCGAAAGGAGTTCTTATCTTATCTCGATGCACTATACTGCGTGTATCCTATACCAAGAGAAATCAAATATGGTAAGGACGCTTTCATCGGTGCTGATAATTGTGACGAAAATTTTTAAGCTATGGAAAGACAATTACTTGAAGACATCTTTGTTACTGCCCTCGAAGGGGGCAGTAACTATTGGTATCACATCACCGCTGAGACCAATCAGAAAATCAGAAAGGCTGTGCCACGTAGTGAAGACCCTTACTTAGCAACAGCTATGCTCACCGCAATTCTTGATCACGGAGTGAGCGTAGAGATACACGATGCTGAGAATCCCGACGAGGTTCTCGGGGTGCTGAGCTACGAGAGAATCAAAGAGCAGCTCGAAGACATCGACAGACACCTTGACTACAGATGGGCGCTTGAGGCGCACCAAGATGAGGTCGGAGATGCAGAGAGCGCAGACATCGTATTCCAATACCTTGTAATGGGAGACGTATGGTTCTCGTAACAGCCAAGTGGATACGCTGCATAGCGTGCAGACGTATGTTCACACAGACAATCTACAAGAGAAAGAAAAGTAAACCTGAGTGTCCACATTGTAAAAAGATTAATGATGATAGTTCAAACCATACACGAAATCCTAAATCCGTTTGACGTGGAGACACCGCTCGGTACGGGCACAGCTCTGTTTCTGATAGCAGGTTCTATTCATTCCAATCCTCAGTTCATCGTACGACTTTACAATAGTGGAGCTGTACGGACTATTGACCAAACCGAAATCACTATCTACGGTAATCCAATGGACGGGCGTGGATGGGATATTAAATCAACCAATATATGAAACAGAGAATCAAACTACTCGGGGAGCTTCTTTACTTCTTCTTTATCGCAACACCGGTATTCCTGCTGACCATAACAGCAATATACGTGGGGTTCTTTTTCTACGATACCTATAACCTGATAAAAAAAATTAGGAAATAGAAAAGTTTTATACTAATTTTGTACCAAATCTAATCAAATTAACAATGAAAAAAGAAACATTTATCAACAGCGGTCGCATCACAGACCTCAAGACATTCCTCAATTTAAGACCCAATGAAGCCCTGCAATTTGACTGCACAGATGTTGTGCTGTACGAGGATGGGCACTACATTCAGGTACTCAAGACCGGTCACTTCTTCTATGACGGTTTTGCTGACAAGAAATTGGATAATGTAGAAGAATTTATGTGGAAAAAAATTGACATTAATTAAACAAATTAACTTATCTTAGCAGACCTAAATCAAATCAAATGAAAAGTGACATCTTCTATCAGTACGTGGAGAGAATCACAGAGCTGTTCAGAATACAAAAAGAAGAGCTGTTCTCCAAATCAAAACGCAGAGACCTTGTCGATGCGAGATACTTGCTTTACTACCTATGCTACAAACGCCCGATGAGCCTGAGCTATATCCAAAAGTATATGAGCGAGAACGGCTACTTCATCCGGCACTCTTCAGTTATCTACGGTATCAACACCGTAATCGAAAGAGTGAAAGAGGACAGCGACTATATGCAAGTCGTTAAGGACATCGAGAAGGCTGTATTCATTTAACCAACACACATACCTAAAACTATGGCAAACGAAAACAAATCCGTTTACGGTACGCTGTCGTCCATAAGCGTCAAGGACAAGATCGAAAGGAAAGGCAACCTCGACTACCTGTCGTGGGCAAATGCTTGGTCAATGCTCAAGTCAAACTATCCTGATGCGCAGCGCATCGTGTACGAGAACTCAGATGGGATGAACTACTTTACAGATGGCACGAGCTGTTGGGTAAAGGTCGGCATCGTAGTGGGAGGCATCGAGCACATCGACTACCTGCCCATTATGGACTTCAAGAACAATTCAATTCCTCTCGCAAAGCTCACGTCAACTGACGTAACCAAAGCAATTCAGCGAAGCACAGCCAAAGCAATCGCAATGCACGGACTCGGACTTTCTTTGTGGACGGGTGAAGACCTGCCTGAGATGGTGACTGAGTCTCCAAAGAAAGCTGCTGCTGAGAAATCCTCAGCTCCTGCTGTAGGCGCTGAGTTAATCGAACTCAAGAAGGGCACAGCCAATTGGGATGCGGTGGTGAAATATGTTGAGGCGAACAAGAAGCTCGGCATCGAGGCAATTGGGAAGCAGCTCATCCGCAAGTACAAAATTTCTCCTGCACTTAAAAAAGAAATCGCTGAACTATGCAAGTAATCAACCAACTAAGAGACGACCACGAGTACTATCGTGGCGTGGGTAAAAACTACTTATCCAACTCAGACATCGGGGCGCTACTCACCAACCCTAAAGCGTTTCGTCAAGACAGAGAAGACAACAAGAGCTTTGCCGAAGGCAGGCTCTTTCATCAGCTCCTTCTTGAGCCTGAGAAGGTGGACAAGGTGACGAGCGTTGACGTGAGCAGTCGCAACACCAAAGAGTATAAGAAATTCGTTGAAGAGAATGGGCTTGACTTTGCACTACTGACCAAGGAGGTGGAGGAAGTCCACAACCTTGTGGCTGTAATCAAATCGAACATTGCTTTCTACGATGACATCTATGCTGATGGTAACGTGTACGAGGAGCCGGCAATCGGTACAATCAAAGGCGTGGAATGGAAGGGAAAGGCTGACATCGTAACGGCTGACTGCATCATCGACCTGAAGACTACGAGCGACATCAATAAGTTTAAGTGGAGCGCCAAGGCGTATCACTACGACTCTCAGTGCTACATCTATCAGCAGTTATTCGGTAAGCCTCTTGTCTTCTACGCAATCGACAAGGAGACAGCGCAGCTCGGAATCTTTAGACCCACTGAGAACTTCATCAGAGGTGGCGAACTCAAAGTTGATCGGGCTATCGAGGTCTATCACAAGTACTTCGGACCGAACGCAACCGAGGATATTGACAACCATTATATTGACGAAACATTAGATTAAACCCTACAATTATGTCTGAACAGCAACAAGAAAGAATCTTTGCCGATGGTTTTATCATCAAGCGCAGAGACAATGCACCTGAATTTGTAATCGCAAACATCAGTGTAAAAGTGGACGAGGCTATTGCCTTTCTCCGCAAGTACGAGAAGAACGGATGGGTAAACCTAAACGCTAAGACCGGAAGGTCAGGTAATCCCTACATCGAGCTCGACACCTTCGAGCCAAAGGGTAAGGGTAGTGCTAAGCCAAAAGCAGCAGCACCTGAGCCTGCCTCTGAGCCGGAGGAAGATGGAGACCTACCCTTCTAAACCAAACTAAAGAGGGGGTATCAGCCCCCTCTTTTTTTCTCTAAGCTGTGTCAATTTAAGTCTCCCTCTATTCTCTATATATATCTCTATATATATATATTATTCTATAGAATACAGGTCAAAAAAAATATTAACATAATCGACATCGGCTTCAGAGTCAGCAAGTTACACGACATTTTTTCGACACAACCTTAACATTTATGACATCACAAGTAACCATATTCCAAAACATCAAAGAGACAAGCACTCCCTTTCACAGGGAGGTGGGTGTAATCCTTGAGCGTATCAAGGATGGCGCAACCAAGGAGCTCGTCAAGAAGATACGTGCAGAGAAGCGCAAGGCTGAGCGTAATGAGCTGAAGAAGCAACTGCCTGCCATCTGTTTCAGTGGTACGTTTAACAAGCGTGCAGACACAGCCCTGATTGAACATAGCGGTCTCATCTGTCTTGACTTCGATGGGTACGACAAGCAGAAGGTATTACTCAACGACAAGGAGACCCTGAGCAAGAACAAGTATGTCTATTCTGTGTTCATTTCTCCGTCCGGCAATGGGCTGAAGGTACTCGTTAAGATACCTGCCGATGCAGAGAACCATCAGAATTACTTTAATAGCTTAGAAAAGTACTTTAATTCCCCTTATTTCGACAAGACGAGTAAGAACATCAGCCGAGTGTGTTACGAGTCCTATGACCCTCTAATCCACGTAAACGAGAACTCATCGGTATGGGATACCATCGAAGAGCCTGAGTACACGGAGGTGAACAAGCTACGGGACACGGCAACCATCCCGATCACGGACGAGAATAAGATAGTGGAGATACTCGTCAAGTGGTGGCAGAAGAAGTACCCGATGACCGAGGGACAGCGTAATCAGAACTGCTACGTCCTTGCGATGGCGTTCAATGACTTCGGTATCAACAAGAGTCTTGCCGGATACGTACTAAACCAATACTCAACGGCTGACTTCCCACTCAAAGAGATTCAACGAACGATAGATTCGGCTTATCAGAATACAGCCAACTTCGGGACCAAGTACTACGAGGATGAGGAGAGAGTAAACCAAATCAAAGCAAAGCTAAGGCGTGGTGTCTCAAAAAAAGAGGTGCGCCTCCAACTGCAGGACTCCAATTTGGATGGCGACACGATCGAAGCGGTGCTTGCAAAGGTCGAGGAGGAGAACGCCAAGCAGACCTTTTGGACAAAGAACGACAAGGGGGTCATTAAGATAGTACATATTCTCTTTAAGCAATTCCTCGAGGACTCAGGCTTCTACAAGTACTGCCCCGAGGGTGGGAAGAACTACGTGTTCGTGAAGGTGACCAATAACCTAATCGACCACACATCAGAGAAGGAGATAAAAGACTTTATACTTAACCACTTGCTTGAGCTTGACGACATAATGGTGTATAACTATTTCGCTGATAACACACGCTTCTTTAAGGAAGAGTTCTTGTCAATGCTATCTACTATTGACATCTACTTTATTGAGGATACCAAGGAGGCAGCGTATTTATACTACAAGAACTGTGCAGTGAAGATAACAAGCGAAGGCATCACATCAATTGACTACCTTGACTTAGGCGGTTACGTTTGGAAAGACCACGTCATTGATCGGAACTTCAGTATGTGTAAGGTCACATCAAGGTGTGACTACCGGCAGTTCATCCGCAACATCTGCGGTAATGATGACAGCAGGGTGTCATCAATGGAGAGTACAATTGGATTCCTGCTGCACGGATACAAGAACCTCAGCTTCTGCCCTGCGGTCATCCTGAATGATGAGGTCATCAGCGACAACCCCGAGGGTGGAACAGGGAAGGGATTATTTATGAACGCCCTCAGCAATATGAAGAAGGTGGTAACGATAGATGGTAAGAGCTTCACCTTTGAGCGGAGCTTCGCCTATCAATTGGTGTCTGCCGACACACAGATACTCGTGTTCGATGACGTGAAGAAACACTTTGACTTCGAGCGTCTGTTCAGTGTGGTAACAGAAGGACTAACGCTTGAGAAGAAGAACAAGGATGCGATTAAGATTCCGTTCAGTAAGTCACCAAAGATTGCCATCACTACCAACTACGCCATCAAGGGTAGCGGTAATTCATTTGCTCGTAGGAAGTGGGAGCTTGAGCTGCACCAATACTACTCCAAGGCGTACACGCCACTCGATGAGTTTGGTAAGCTGATGTTCGGGGATTGGAACGATGATGATTGGTGTGAGTTTGACAACTATATGATCGGGTGCTTGAAGAGCTATCTTGATACAGGACTTGTGAAGAGTAAGTTCGTCAACCTTAAGATTCGTCAGCTATCAGCAGAGACAGCACACGACTTCATCGAATGGTGCGGTCTTGTCGATGGGCAGCAGCGTAACACTGCGCTTGAGGTAGGTGTAAGACTATACAAGAATGACCTGTACCACGACTTCATTAACGAGTATCCTGACTACGGACCGAAGGCTAAGATGACCATCAGCAGAACCAAGTTCTATAAGTGGCTCGTGTCTTATGCTTTGTACAAGGAAGGTGTTACTCCGGAGGAAGGTCGTGACCTGAATGGCAGATGGATTATCATCAACAGAAAAAAGGAGGGAACAAATGAATGAGATAGTTGAGCGCACGCCCGGAGCTTCTGACTACAATATGTTCAAGTACTGCGAAATACTTTGTAAGGTGATGAGTCAGACTAAGGAAGTGAAGATTGGAAGAGGGAAGACTATCGAAGTTCATCAAACGTACAAGTATAAAGACGCTCCGCAAATATTGCCACGGCTTGAGCGCAGCCGTGATTATTACAAGGAGCTTCACGAAAAAGGAGGTAGCCAAGTGCAATTCAGACAATACCAAAAAGACATCATCGCTTCAGGATTCACCATACTGCAGGAGCACCGCTTCTTATACCTTGCTATGGAGGTGAGAACAGGCAAGACATTAACGAGTCTCGGCATTGCCAATGAGATGAGAGTTAAACACGTGCTGTTCGTCACCAAGAAGAAAGCAATGGGTAGTATCGAGGAAGACTATGCAATGTTCAACCCATCATTTAAGATGACGGTCATCAACTACGAGAGCTTGCATCACGTAATGGATGACGAGATGTGGGACTTGATTATCCTTGATGAGGCGCACAGCTTAGGAGCATTTGCTAAACCAAGCGAGAGAGCAATAATGGTAAGAGACTTGATCGAAAAGTGTAGACCAATGGTGATACTGCTGAGCGGTACGCCAACACCGGAGAGTTACTCTCAGATGTATCATCAGGTCTATGGCATACCGAACAATCCGTTCAGGCATTACAAAAACTTTTACCGGTTTGCTGATGAGCATATCAAGATTAAGCAAAAGAAAATCAACGGGCTCTTTGTTAAAGACTACAGCCACGGGAAGGACAGCATTATCGAGGCAATGAAACCATACACCATCAACTACTCTCAGGAGGAGGCAGGCTTTGTTACGCAGGTAACCGAGGAGATACTTGAGGTGGAGCTAAAGGATAGCACCAAGACTTTGATCAAGAAACTGCAGAAGGATAAGGTGATTGAGGGTAAGAGCGAGGTAATACTTGCAGACACACCCGTGAAATTAATGATGAAGATACACCAACTTTGCAGTGGAACGATTAAGTTTGAGAGTGGCAACAGTATGGTGCTCGATACTACCAAAGCTGAATACATCAAGGATTACTTTGCCGGCTGCAAGATTGGAATCTTCTACAAGTTTAAGGAAGAATTGTCTGCGCTAAAGCAAGTGTTCAAGGATGACTTGACAACTGAGCTCAGTGTCTTTGAAGACACTGATAAGAACATCGCACTACAGATTGTTAGTGGACGTGAGGGAATCAGCTTGAAAAAGGCTGACTACTTAGTGTACTACAACATTGACTTTAGTGCGACAAGCTATTGGCAAAGCAAAGACAGGATGACAACCAAGGAGCGTGCGTTCAACCACGTGTATTGGATATTTAGTAAGGATGGAATCGAGCACGACATTTACAAAGCTGTAACCAAGAAGAAGGACTATACCGTAAATCATTTTAGGAAAGACTTTTATGACGGAGCAACAGGTACAATCGAAGCTGATTAAAGAGCTTGAAGACAAGGGATACTACGTGATCAAGTTGGTGAAGACCAACAAGAATGGCATCCCTGACCTTATTGCTATCCCTAAAAATTCTGACGTGGAGTTCTTCGAGGTGAAGCGTGCAGATGGTAAAGTATCTAAACTACAAGAGTATCGAATTAAAGAACTAAAAAAATATGGAATTAAAGCAACAGTTTATTACGGTCCCAAGAAACCTGAGTGAGCAAGACCACGCACAACGGGTGGTTGAGATGGTGATGGGAGTGAGAGTTGGCGACAAGAACCGGAAGCGGCAGGTCGTGGAGGCGAGGATGATGTTCTCGTCTATGCTTAGAGATATGGGGTATTCTCTGAAGGAGATTGGTTCGGTGTTGAAGAAAGACCACACCACAATTATACACTACCTACGAAAGCTCAGAGAACTAACTGAAGTGGATAGGTCTCTGTTCAAAAAGTATATAAAGTGTAGAGAGTTGTTGATGTTAAATGAAGAGCCCGTAAATTTAGAAGAAGAATTGGAACGCTTACGCAAACAGGTTGAGCTACTGAAGATGGAGAACTATATTCTTTCTGAAGAGAAGACTGAGTTGACAAAGCAATTGTCGAGCGATGAGAAGCGCCTACAAAAAATTTTCAAACTAATTGAAGAAAACACACAGCACGGATATGAGGGAATTGTTGAACGCAAAATAAGAAAGATGTTCGATGAATGAGCAGGAAAACAATCGTGCCCAACGCATAGCGTATATGACTGAGGGCTTTCACGAAATCGTGACTTCCATCTACGAGAAATTGGTGGACAGGGAATACGACTCCGCTACTCAAGACATTAAAGAACTAATGCGTGACCTTCGTGCGACATTAAAACTTATAGAAGATGAAGACTTTTGAAACAGAACAAGACAGGAAAAGAGAGCAGAAAGCCATCGAGACATTCGTCAAGATGTTCGGTGGCTCATTTCAAAAGCTCGGTCAACAAGATGTTGACTACAGAATATTTGACAAAGACAAGAACCTGATAGCTTATGCTGAGGTGAAGGGTAGGATACGACCGCTGAGGGATGCCTACCCTTTGCCGGTGGCACTTGCCAAGCTGAATAAACTGATCGAGAAAAGACACAACCCTGTATTGATATGGGCTTGCGAGGATGGCATCATCTATGGCAAAGTATTCTCCCTTGTAGGCGAAGTAAAGTTAGGCGGTCGCCCTCCACGTGAGGAAGCCGTTAATGACATCGAGATGATGGTCTACTTTGAAAGACAGAAAGGTCTTAAGTACGTAAGGTTTAGTTAACCTCTTCTTCTTTCTTATCCTTGAAAGACTTTAGGATATGAGCCACTGACTCGATGGTGGTAAGACCAAGTGATACTGCAACAAGTACAGTTACGCTATACACCAATGAATCTGCAGGAGCAAAGTGAGATTCACTATGTGAGTTGTCCCACATCGTCCAAAATAAAAACATTGCTCCGATTATTCCCACGAGCCTCTTGCTTGAGTTGTTACTCTCAGAGGAGAAGAATCCTCCCATCCATTTGAATAGTTGTTTCATTTTTTTTGTTTTTCTTTTCCGTAAATAGTGTTTCCTCCTGATTGCTTAGGCACGTATTCATACATCTCATCTTTTATCTCACGCCTAATTCTTTCTTTTTCTTTTCTCATCTCGCTTTTCATCTTCTCAATATCATAAAGAACTCCACCCTCACCATACAAATCCTCATACATCTCAGGGTAGTAACGCTTCATATCTTCCTTGCCAATCTTATTCATCGGCTTGGTCACTTCTGCTTTCTCTAAATCCTTATAGAGTTCTTTGTTTACAATCTTACGGACATCTTTGTAAAGAGGAATGAGCCCAAGGTTACCCATTATCTCAAGAGGAATACGAATACCTACCTCTTTTTCACTACGCTGTATAGCATCAGCCTGTTTCTTAGGTTCCTCTGTAGCCTTACGAATCATCAAATCTAATGTCTTAGCTGATGGACCAAACGGACCAAGCATATTCATAAGCAAGTCTCCCATATCCGTCTTCTTACCTTTCTTCTCAGCAGGGATAACGGTATACTGAAGAGCATCTTTGTATGGGTCATACTCTCCTTCACGAAGGAAGTCGAGATAGTTTTCATTTACTCTTTCTACCCCATATCCAATCAGATTCTTGGTTGCGTTACCAAAGTCACGACCTAATAGTAATGATGTAGCAGAAGACAACATACCCTGACCAATCTTTTGCTCGATTGACTTCTCGTCATCCTCATCTTCATCAGGCACAAACAGACCAACTAAAGCTGAAGACAAAGCCTGAGTAATCAAAGTATAGGCTGTCATCCTTGTGGCAACCGCAGCGAGCAAAGCAACGCCTGTCTTTCTTGACAATGTTCCATTACCCATAGCCGCATTGATGCCGGTACGAGCAGTGATATATTCATAGATCAAGAAGCGAGTCATAAAGTTATTGAAGATGTTGAACCCTCTGATGAGTGCGCTTTGATTCTGCTTAGGCGTACCCTTTAGGATGCCCATAAAAGCATTGTCAGTTGCACCGGTAAGTACAGTCTTCTCATCAGCATAGTTCTTAGCTGCGTCAAGAGCTTCTTTGTTTGAAGCCATATACCGCTCGTCATTCTCAGCTATCTTATCAAAGTCAGGCTCGGCTCCGGTAATCTTTTTGAACTCATTAGCAAAGGCTCCGAACCACATTGGACGCATCACCATCTTATCAGGAGTAGCAATCAACGCATCAGCCATTGTCTCTACAGCGTTCTGATACTTCTTCAAAGAGATATTATATATCTGCTGTATTTTATTTCTGACATCATTTTGAGCCCTACCACCTTTTACGCCACTTGCTTGGTTCATTATCGAAGCATCAATAAGTCTTCCACTAAGAGTATCGTGAGGGAATAAACGGTTAGTTTGTTTACTTCCTACGTTGCTCATAATAGTAGCAGCAGTTGGCGACAATACAACACCCCTATTTTTAAGACCGGCTTTGAAATCTTTTGGAGCAGCTATCATAGCAAACGCTATGTTAGATGATAACTCCCCAACAAACCTTGGCGCACTTGCAAGTACAGCACGGTAGCCTTGCTTAGACATAAAGTTTACAGCATCATCAAGTAAAGATGTAGATGTAAAGTTATCTGTCAGCAGGTTGTCAACAGCTTCCTCATAAACTCTTTCAATAGCATTGAAAATGTTTTGCTGTTGTTTGGTTGCGCCTTCCTGCTCCATCAGCTTTGACGTTTCATTAATGGTCTTACGCCCTGTGCGTATGGGTTCAGTAAGATAGTAATCCATTAATACAAACTTAGCACCACGATTTGCTGAAGCAAACACGTCAAAGTTCAATGGAGCAACCTTACCTGTACGTGCAATCAAAGACTTTGCTTTGGTAGAGGGACGCATTGATTCGTTGTAGCTATCAATGAAAGCCACACCGGATATAGCTTCGTCAGGTCTATGCTCGTGAAGTGTATTCAAGTGTACGTAATTATTCAATGGAGTAATCTTGTCTCCACGGACAATAGCTGCAGTGTATACAGCTTTCTCACGTAAGTCCTCATTTACTTTTTGAATAGTCTTGATCGCATTTCTTTCAGCCTCATTGAATGAATCATACAACTTTTGGTTATCTATATTACCATTTGCATCTGTGTACTCATCGTAAATTTCCTGAAGCATATCAGCATCACGCTCGCCAAAACTTGACTTACCCTTTCTAATGTGGTCAATTGTTTTCTTCAAGTACTCTGCTGCCGGATTAACCTGTTTGCTATCAGGGTTTGAATCGTGCTCAAGCTGTACCATATAGGTCATCATCTTGAACTTAGACATCAATGTTTTATTAGCGTCATTCTTGAATGATTTAGCTACAGCTTCTTGAGCTCTATCTAATTTATTATTTAACTCAGTGACTGCCTTTTGGAATTTAGCCTGCGCATCAGCAGCTTGAGCAAACAGTGAATTGAATATCTCCTTCGTGTTATAGTTGCCAAACACTTGGTCAATGTAGTACAACGGGTTTCTTCTTATCAACTCAACAAGACCATCCTTCTTTGTCAGCCATCCTTTTATCTTGGAATATATTGAACTAAGCTTCAGAGGCTTTGCTTTTTGAACTGCATCATTAAGTGTCTTTGATTTATTGATGGCGTTCATACGCTCAACAATAAGCTGAGTATAATGTGGAAGGTATCCGTTGTTTATGTTGTCAATCAAACGCAGCAGGTTCTTTAACTGTGCGTTGTCAAGACCATATACTGCATCTGTCTTGAGAAGTTTCTTTAACTCACGAGCAAGGTTACGCTCGTCTGCAGTTGGCAATCCTTCAGGATTTAGATCAGCAAGCTGTGCTGCATCTGCCATCACTTGATTCTCTGCCTCAATCTCAGCCTCACTACGTGGGTCCTTCTGTGTCATTGGAAGAATGGATGACTTATACTTACGCATAATCTCAGCCTCCTCTTCAGTAATCACTTCGTCCTTCACCATATCTCGTATGGTTCCGGCATAGTCAACCTTGCCCTCATCATCAACAAGCTTACCATCATAAGAATTGAATCGCTCAGCAAGCTCAGCAGCAAGTGACACATCTGCATCTACTGCATTAAGAATGTCATTAACATCTTTGGTGACAGCATTAATCTCTTCAAGTTGCAACACAGCCCTACGCTCACCCATCATTGTGACAAGCTTTGTGTATTTTTCAAACACAGCGTCAGGGATTAGGGTTGGCTTGATGGCAAGAAGGCGTTGCATCAGTGGGCTCAAGCTCTCTGCTATACCTATCTTAGTCTGTGCGTTTCTGCGTGCAGTTGGTAAAGCTTTGTTGATGGTACCAATCTGATCGGCATAGTTGGCGTTCTTAAACACCTTAGCCATATAGTCTACGAACCTACCTATTGAGTTGGGGTCAAACATATTGACACCACTAAACTTGCTAATGATAGCTGCCGTTTGCTTGGCTGTAATGAATCCCTTGTCTGTCATAGTACGCAAATACTTAACAAGCTCTCCGCTTGTGCGCACCCATAGCTTAATAGCATCCTTGGCTCCCTTTGCTTGGTCAGCAAGCTGCTTTTTCAACAGCTCGTACTCTGACATTGTAATCTCATTCACGTCTTTAGTCTCGCCAAAAAGTTTCTGAGGCTTAGGAGCTGCCTTCTCACGCTTACCAAATCGTTTGCGTATATCACGCACCATCTTCTCACGCTGCGTATCTGAGGCTGTCTCATATACTCGTGAGCCTTGCAGGTAAGCAATGGCGTTTTGCATTGCTTCCTCATTTGTATTGCCACGCTGCAGAGATTTTCTTACCACACCCTCAAGCTCGGTCATCATCCTGTTGAATCCGGGTAGCTCCATCTCCGTAGTATCCTCCGGTTGCGCTTGCGCATCACGTTGTTGAGCAAGGGCGCTGATGGAATCAATTACATCTTGCTCGCTCACATTGTTCTGTGCGGCAGCTCTTGTGATAGCTTCTTGCAGTGTGATACCTGTAGCGACAAGAGCCTTCACTGTTTTGATAATGGCTTTCATAACCGGTATAGCTATGTTGATACCGGCAGTTTCTCTACCAAACTTGGTAAGGTCACCATCTACCTTATCCAAAAATTCTTTTACTCTTTCAAGAGTAGTAGCATCTTTAGTGTCTGCTGTCATCAGCTCCTCCGTTGTTGGAGCAGCACGTTCTATATCACCTGTATCTGTCTCGTTAATCTCGTAGAACTCTGCAGGTAGAAGACCAATCTTCTGATCAGCGAACTTAAACTTCTCATATATCTGCTCCTCAATCTTACGAGCCTGTGAGTTAAGTCCTTCTTCACGAAGGGCACGTGCTTGCTGACGCAGTTCTTTAAGCGCCTCATTCTCTCCTGAGAAGTTAACGTATGAGTTCTGACCACGTGTCTCTGTGGTCATAGCCGCACGTGCAAGTGGTGAGTACATACGTGCGTGTACGTTCCAAGCGTTCTCCTCGCCTTTAGGACCAAATGAATTGCCGAGCTCAGCGTGTCCAAAGAAATCGTGGATGGCACGGAACACGTCATTCACGAGCATAGTCTGCCCGTTCACATCTTTGAATCCTGAATCTCTTAGTAATGGGTTCTCTGCACGCTGCTCTTCTGTAATGGCAGCATCACCAAATCCTGACTCGGTAGAAAAGATTTTCATACGCTGATTGTTTCTCAGGTCGTCAATCATCTCCTGAGAATTGGCGTATGGTTCTTCGTTATTTATCTCAACAACATAACCGGCATCGAGGAAATCTTGATACTGATCAAGGGTTTCCTTAGCCATCGCTTCGTATGCAGCTCTGACTTGGGGGTCAGTTGGGTTGTGCTGCATAGCAGCAAACGCATTAGCTATGCGTCTTGCTCTTGCTTCGTCTAACCTTTGCGATCCGTTGTACCTCGGTCTTTTCTTGCCGAAAACTCTTTGATAATATCTATCCGCAATTTGCGCAACTCTCTCGAGGGGCTTATTGAAAAGTCTGTTGCCGGGGCTTGGCTTGAAATACTCTCCGCTATCAACGCCTTGGAACTCGGCATCCCTCCTGACTGCTTCTTCGACTGCTTGAAGAATGTTTTGCCCACTCGGTCCAAGTTCGGACCCTTTAGCTTTAATTCTTCCAAGAATTTTTTTCCTGCTTGCAACGCCAACTCTTCGGGAATCGACCGGACGGAAGTCTTGTTGTTCATAATTTATTCCTTTTGATTTAAGTAGTTCTACAAATGTACCAATGTTTTTCTGTAACTGTGGGTCAGCAAAGTCTAATACGTCAATGAATGATACCTCACCTGTCTTCTCGTTGATACTAAAGTCAGTGATACCTGCTTCCTTTAACGCATCTATTGCACCATCTACATCAGATACTTTAACGCTATACTCATTGGCGTTGTGCGTCTTACCACCCTGTTCGGTATACTGTGCAGCAATGGCTGCCTCCTGCACCTGTGGAGCAAATGCACTTACGAGTGCAGCATATTCTTCAGCCTGCTCGATGGTAGCACCCTCAAGGTCTACAGCGTTTGATATTTCTACAATCCTTTCACCTTTATTATTCTCATACCCACCAATAAACTCAAGGACGTTGGTCTTGATACCAAGTAAACTGCCAATATCTGCAAGTGTTTGCAGGTATCCCTTATACGCAGGAGACTCTCTTAATGCTGCAGCTTCTGAGGTAGACCCAACTTGTGTGTTAAAGAATGGAGCTACATTTACCCGTGTCTTTGAAGACACTTTTTGAAGAGCATCTAATTCGTTAAGAGCTTCATCCACTGCTATGGTTTGATCTCCAATAGTGATGGTCTCTTGATCATCTTCTACAGCAGCGAGCGCTTTGATTAGCGCATCTTTCCTTTCTTGTTGTTCGGGGCTGAGGACTTTTTCACCCTCTTGGGTAATGACTTCAAGTCCTGTTTTGGGTTCTCCTTGCGCCAACGCTTCGCTATCTCCGGGTGTTGGCTGAACAGATACTTGACCTGCTGCTTGCTTTTGAATGGCATCTTGTGATATTTTAGTTAGTTGTTCATTAATAGCTTTTACTCTTTCTCTTTGTGGTACGGTAAGCGCTTCGTCTTTCCCATCAATCTGACGCTCCAAGTCACGCTTCTCTTTAAGTAAGTTCATAGCCTCCTTCTTTCCCTGCAAATCAAGGTTGGGAGGAAGTGAATTGAATAAACCAACAGCATTGCGGTAATCGTTGAGTGTCTCTTTGGCTTCAGCCATAGTAAGCTCACCTGTATTCACCTTGTTCTGAAGGCTTATGATAAATGCTTTTTCAATCTTTGTATCGTTGGCTGCTGCTTCAAACAACTCAAACTGTGTGTCGCTCATACCCAAAAATCCCTGCTTACGATAAGCAGCAGAAAATCCCGGCAGCGTTCCAATAATAGCACCACCTACTGCTTCCTGTGCACCGGCATACGCAGCGTTTCTAACGTAATCCATAACACTCTCAGGGGTCTCAAACATCTGCTTACCCTTGACAGCATTGTATACATCTTTAAGTCCTGACTCAGCAAGTTCTTGTGCAGCACCGGTCTCTGCCTCAGCAAGAGCACCTCCTACAACAACAAGAGTTCCACGAGCAAGACCACTCTTTACTTCATTCTTTATTAGTTCATTAAAAGTTCTTGCAGATGTTGTACCACCTGCTTTACCTAATGCTTTTACAACAAGACCATTAAGTAAGCCTTTGTTTGCTAACACGTTTCTAAAACCTATAGCCTCGAGCGTACCAACAGCCGCACCAATTGGAAGAGTAACAGCAAGCTTTTCATTTTCAGATATGTTATCGAACTCAGGGTTGTTTGCCATCTCTTCGTTTAGATTGTCACTTACCTGAGCATACATCTGAGCCGTGCGTTGCGCCCATCCAACAGGACCTGAACCACCCATCATTGCAGGGACAGACTTAGCAAGACCCAATACTGCGCCTCCCCAAAATCCCTCATTCTTTAAGTCTTCCCACTGAGTAGTAGTGCTTGAGTCTCCATATACAATTCTGTTTCCTTTTCTTATTGGTTCAAGCCATCCACCTTCACGCTTACCTGTTTTGGGGTTTACTTCTCCATACAGTACTGCTTTCTTCGCTTCATCCTCAACCTCGTCATCTATATCATCCATT